GGGAGCGCCCAAAGCGATAAGCGCATCAGTAGATTGGCAATTCGGACTCTTGCAGCGAACATCAAAATCGCTCCCTTACTGCCGTTCGATGCGCCGAAGAGATTTTTCGGCAGCGAGGTCAATTTCCAATTCCTGCACTTGCAACTGCAGGCGCTCGATCTCGTCGGCAGCCGCAGGAAGCCATTCACTCGCCTCATAGCCAATCCCGCTTCTGCGAGCTAAACGACGAAGTCTGGCAGGGTGATCGATTGCATTGGTCATCTTGTTGCCCCTTATTCCGTCTTCGGCTTCGGCTTCTGGAAAAACACCACGTTCCTCAAGATCGCCTTCATCTCGTCGGAGTTCTTGAATTGCTCGAACAGCGCCATGTGACCGGTGCAATAGTGGATATCGGGAGCCACCTCGGTTCCGTGCTGCCAGCAGAGCGGCGCATCGCAGGTCTTTCCCTCTCCGACCGGGAAGTCACACAGCAGCGAAGATGAGGCGCCGCAACCGGCAGAACAGTGCGGTCCCAGGTCTCCGCAGATGAAGGCTACACCCGGCTCAGACCGATCCGTCGCTGGCAGCACTTCGCGATAACAGGGCATCGCCTATCGCTCCTTCAAAGTTCGTCGAGATCGGTCGGGAATTCGCCAGACGCGATACGAGGCGAACAGCTCGGGCAGGCCCAATCCGATCCGTGTTTCGTCCAGCCCGCCCGCTTCGCGTCATCAAAAATTTCGCGGCGCAGCGATTGAACGGATGCTGCGTTGTTTGCGGCCATGTCCATGGGGCCGTGATTGTCATGCGAGTGGCATCGAGCGCCGCCGGAAGCTGGCGCCTGAAAGTTTCGCCAGTCGCACCTCAATTCCATCCAAACGGCCATGTTTCATGCGCTCCTATGCGGACGCCAGGGCGCGTTTGCCCTCGGCGATGATCTTCTTCGGCTGTCCGGCCCACCACGGCCCCATATCCTGCACGTCACTGTCGCGGGTATAGCACTCGGCCACATCGACCACTTCGGCGATCAGATCCTTGTCGGTGATCTCGACCGAGCCGCGACCAGGGATGGTGGCGAGCGCAACTAGCCGCTTCGCCAGCGGCTGCCCACTCTCGGCGCCGGGGCCGTGGGCGTACTCGATCCATTTCCGCGAAACGCGCATCATGGTCTCCTATGCGTTACCGGCGAGCCGGTTATATCGATCCAGCCAGTACTGGCCTTTGGCATAGAGCTTTTCGGCCTTGACATGATCGCCGCGCTCAGCCGCCTCATTCGCGTTTCCGAGATAGCGGTTACCGCGTTCTTCGGCTTCCAGCATCTTCTCTTTCACCGTTTTGACCATGTTCCGCTCCGCTGTTTGTCAGGCCGCTACCGGCCATTCTTTGCGCTCGATGCCGTCGATCAGGCATCCACCTTTGTCGCGATCGGCGCCACCATGCTGTTTGAAGAAGAACGCGCGGCCGGCATCGGCGCACTGCTTATCCAAGCTTGCAGCCCATGCCTGCCGAAAGGGCCTCGCATTGCTTCCGCTCTCGCCACCGACGATCACCCATTTGAGCCCGGCCGCCAGATGCGTCCTGACGTCGATCTCTTCCAGCAGTGGCTCCGCCGAAATGCCATGTACTGCGGCGGGCACGGCCAGGAGCTTCGGAATGTCCCGATCCGCTTCAAGCTGCGTGACGATGGTCGCCAGCAGCCAGACATTCGGGTAGCCATTCCCCCAATCAGCCGGGAGCATCTTCGGGGCGTTGCCAATTCGCTTGGTGACGATCTGCCAGGTCAGCGCGGGTGTTTCGCGGATCAGCGCCCAAAGGCGCTCGCGCTGTCCGTCCGGCGCATCCTTGTCGAAGACATCGGCCATGCTGGCACAGAACACCAAATGGCGTTTGCCGGATTTGATCGCGGCGGCATTCCACCGGCGCGGATCGTTCCAGTGTTTCTCACCGAAGACGCGGCGCTCCTCGCCGATGCCCCATTTGACGCCGAACCTGTGCGCCAGCTTTTCGGCATAGCACTCATCGCAGCCCGGACCAGCATGAGCACAACCCCACCAGGGATTGAACGTGCTGTCGGTCCAAGAAATGCCCGTCTCGATGCCCATGCTCCTATCGCTCCTTTGAATTCCGTTCTGATTGCGACCTTAGCAGATATCTGCTATAAGTCAATAAGAGATATCTGTTAACGAGCAAGGGAGATATCTGCATTGACAGCATTAGAGATATCGGTGAAACCTCGCCGCATGGCACGGCCTAAGCAATACGTCGAAGACATGGTCGCCCGCTTCATCGGAGGGACGTTTGACCGCATCAAGGCGGTGCTGCGCCCCAAGGAGGATCGGGCCGATTTCGTGCGAGAAGCGGTAGAGCGGGAAATTAAACGCCGCAGCCGGGCGCTGAAGGATTAGGCCTTCGCCAACAGATTCGCGGCTTCGTCCCGCTCGCGCAGCCCTTCCCGGCCGCCGGGGCAATAGTTATAGACGGCGGTCTTTGAGATCTTGAACATGGCCGCGATCCGCGATATTGATAGATCCGCGGTGCGGATCGCATGAAGCATCTCTTCGGCCTGGCGCTCGGTGAGAGAGTTCTTTCGGCCGAACTGTTTTCCCCGGCTCTTCGCCGCCGCCATGCCGGCCTTGGTGCGCTCGATCAGTACCGACCGCTCGAACTCGGCAAAGACGCCAATCATCTGGAACATGACGCGTCCCACCGCAGTAGCCGTGTCGAAGGGCTCTGTCAGGCTCTTCAGCGAGACGCCGTTGGCTTGTAGGTAATCGGACAACTTCGACAGTTCGACCAGCGAGCGCGCCAGGCGGTCGAGCTTGTAGACGACCAGCGTGTCGCCTGGTCTCAGCATCGCCAGCGCGCGATCGAGTTCGGGCCGGTTTTTCAGATCTTTACCGCTGATCTTTTCCTCGAAGATGTGCGTCACGCCCGCCTTCGCCATGGCGGCGCGCTGCATGTCGAGGTTCTGGTCCTCGGTCGAGACGCGACAATAGGCCACTTCCATGATCACTCTTCCCCTTTGATCTCGGCGTAGATCCGCCGCAATGTCGATTCGCCCACCCGAACGCCGCGCTCGGCGAATTGGGCGGAGATCTCTTTCCAGGTGAGCATGTGCTCTTCGCGCAGGATCAGCATTTCGGCGCGATGCTTGGGCTTCAGCGCCGCCGGGCGCCCCATTTTCCCTGTCGTGTGGCGCACATACTTGCGCGGCTGCGAGCGGCTTTCGAGACGCTTTCCTTGGCGCTGGGTGCGCTTCAGCGCGTCGGCATAGCGCACCGCGAATTCGGCGCCGCCCGTGCTTGGGTCAAGCTTGTCGAGGTAGGAGTAGAGCGGGATTTCCAGGGTGAGCATGGCCTTGAACAGCCGGTGGATCTGCCGATGATCCGTGTCCAGCACATCGAGGGAATAGACCCACAGGACATCCGGCTTGCCGTCCGGGTTGGCCGCGCCTGACCGCAGCATATGGCCGAATACGAAGTCCCGCTCGGTCCGGTCAATTGGGCCGGATTTCAGGCGCGGCTGGTCGATGCGGATGAAGCGATCTCCGCTTGCGACGGTCTTTGCCCATTCGGCCTGCGCTTCGATCGAGCCTCGGGACGACGGCGCGATATAGACGATGACCTCGGACATCCATTCTCCGCCTTGTGAGCGCTCAGAAGCGCGGTGCTTGAAAGTGTTTCAATCGGGGTCGAACTACAGCGGAATCCTCGATAGTTCATCATCCCCAGAAATGACAAAAGGCCCCGCCAGCCGTAGCCAGCAGGGCCTTGAACCTGTACCAGTTGTCGGGAAGAGGATAGCGCGTCACATATGCGCCATAAAGCGCTTTGTGGGGTGTTTACGCCCCATCCGCCTTGAGAGGCCCGAAAGTCAGCGCCTCGATCGGATCGCCAGCCAGCGGGTGCGGTTTCGTTGCGTCCAAGCACATCACCCCCGTTCGGGCATAGCCGGCGATGTCCAGCCATGAATCCTCATGGTCAGGGGTTTGGATCAGCCGCGCCACCTTCACGCAGATCATTTCCAGCGCATGGCGCACCAGGGGATCGGGGCAGTCCTTCACCACGTCCTTGAGGCGCGCAGCTCGATCGAAATCGACGGACGGGTGGCCGTAGACGCCGCCGCGCTGCTCGGTGACCTTCTGGATGCCAGCGTCAAATCTCTCAAGCCGTGACATCGCGCCCCCTCCTCTCCCAATACCAAGCGAAGAACCGCCGCACCGGATAGGCGGTGATGAAGCTGACGCTCGTGAAAACCACCGTTATTCCGACGCTCTTGAGCGGGTCGAAGTGAAGCCAGAGGAAATTTAAGAGGATCGAGCATATCAGACCGCGCACAGTATGCGCGATCGTCTCAATCAGGGATTGGCGGCGGGTTTGCATCAGACAGTGTAGACCTTGCCGCGAAAGTCGATTTCGCCGGCTTTCTCGTCGGCGACGATCGCCAATTCCGGTTGAAGCAAGCGGCCATTGCGAAAAGTCAGAACCGCGAAGGCGGACCTCCAGTCTACCGGCGAGTCCTCGGTATAGTCGACGAATTGTGGGCCAAAGGGTACCGCCATGGTTCCGGTGTCCACTCCCCAGCGGGTGCCATTATAGTCGGTGACCGGCGTCACCTTGGCGCTATGGGTATGCCCGGTGATGATGGTTTTCCCTGCCTTGACGGTATTGTTGCGGGCGGCGTGGATACCGCCGGCCAGGCGGTGCTTGATGACGACATCATCATTGATCCAGCAGGACCATGCCGTACCCCAATAGGGGAAGTGATCATGGAGGTGCACGCCGTGGACCTTGGCGAACTCCGGTGCTTGCATGGCGAGACGGGTCTCGAACCTGGCGTCGTGATTCCCGAGGGTCCAGATCTTCTCAGCCTTACCTGCCGCTTGCTCAATTTCGCCCATCCGCGCTTGGCAGGTTTCGATCTCCTGAATCAGAGAGGGGCGGCTTTCCCAGCCGATGGGAGGGTGCCTGGAGATCGTTGCACCGTCCAGGGCGTCACCGTTCATGATAACGGCCTTGAGATCGCGGCTGAACTCTTTGCAGGCGCGGACGAACCCTCTATGCGCGGTGGAGATGATGCCCGGCCAATAATGCGCGTCCGAGCCGATGAGGACAATGCCGTCCTCGATCCACAGCTCTCGGCGATGAGGGAATTTCTCCGCCGGCCTCGCGGCTTCGGTATCGATCAGCTTGCGGCGGTTGCCCTCAGCGAGCCACCATAGAAATGTAGACCTTGGAACCTTGGCCTCGCGAGCCGCGCCGCTCTGATTCCCATTGTGCCGGTTTAGGAGATCAAAGGCGTATTCTATGGTCTTGTCGGGGAGGGGAGGAGTCGGCATGCTGTCGGCCCTTCTTGCTGGGGAAAGGTTAGTGCGGCTCGCCGAAGAAATGCTTGTACCCTTCCCGCCAATCCCCAGTGAAATAGGCCTGGGCGCTGGGAAGGTCGATCTGGCCTTGGCAATAGAGCCGGTGCACCTTGGTTTCCAGCCGGTCCTTGAGCTGATAGCGCCATTTGCGGGATTTGGTGCCGTCCTGGTACCAAAGGTTTTTCACCGTCGATGCGCCGTTGAGCGAGACGGGAATTCGATGATCTACTTCGGTCTGCGGCACAGATACACTGTCGCTCGGATAACCATAGGCTTGCAGGATCTGCCGGCGCATCGCCTCGGTGACCACCCGCGAGCCTTCGACCTTCGCCGGGTCGCACAGAACCTCTTTGGGTTGGTCCAGGGTTTCTCCGGGCGTTAGGGAATCATTGGGCACATCGCCCAGCATGGCGTTGATATCGGCAGCATGGGAGACATACCCAAGTGCGCCGCCGAGCAGGATGGCAACCGCTGCGGCGAGAATGCGGATATTCATGATGGCGTCCCTTCTGCGTTCACGGTGACGGCTTCTGAGGCAAGGTCAAGGGCGGCGGCGAATTCCGGGCCGGCGATAATCCGCTGAGCAGCCTTGGTCATGGCGGAGATGTTCTCCGGGCTGGCGTCGTCCATATCCCCGCCGATCGCCGCGTCAAGGCGCACCCTGGCGTGTCCGAACTCGGCCGCCCTAGCCGCAGCATTGGCTTCCGAGCAATACATGGTCAGGCTGAGCAGTCCGCCTTTGAGCCAGTCGATGCCGCCCCAATCTGATTGGGCCTCGATGTCGAGCGGCTCATATCCGGTGCCGAATGAAATCACGGCGATCTGCTCGTCAGGCCAGAGCTTGCAAGCCTCGGTTACCGCCCAATCCTCGGGGTCGTTCGAATGCAGGCCGCCGTCGATGCAGATCATCGGCGCACCATCGATGGGAGAGATCTGGGCCGGCGGGAAATAGATCGGCGCTGCCGAGGTCGCGCGGGCAACATCGCGCAGGCGGAAATTCGGCCCCTGCCAACTCTTGAAGAATATCGGCCCGGCGGGGGAATTGCACCGCGTCGTCGGCACCAGGAGATGGGATTGGGCATCGGAAAGCGTCTTGTCGCCCAGCGATGCCTTGAGCAGCCGTTCCAGCGTGGCGGCGCCGTAGATCGGCCCCGAGAGGCCGTCGAGCCCCTTGACCGTGTTGGAGAAGCTCTTGCGGAAGATCTCGGCGCCGTGGTCGTGATAGAGCAGCGCCAAGCTAGCCGCAGGAAGTCCTGCCGCCAGACCACAGGCGATTATCCCGCCCGTCGATGTTCCCGCCAGCATGGAGAAGATATCGACGGATCGCCGGTTCAGGCGCTTCTCGATCTCGGCCAAGACGAGGGCGGGAATGAGCCCGAAAGCTCCCCCACCATTGATGGATGCGATTAGCCTCATATATCCGCCCCCATATGCTATGATTTCTCGGATGGATTTCGTGGAGATTGTCTTGGCTGGAAAAAGCAAATACGGGGACTTGAGCGGTCGCCAATTCGGCAATTGGCTGATCCAACATCAAGACATATCTGCTAAGAGGAATAGGCGCTGGTTCTGCCGATGCATTTGCGGGACTGAGCGATCCGTAGCCCAGCTCGGCCTATTGCGCGGAACATCAACATCATGCGGTTGCGTGAAAAACATCGCAGCGAGCAAGCGTCTGTCAGCTCAAAACCGCACACACGGCTTATCTTCGACCTCTGAATACAAAATATGGAAGGACATCATTAAGAGATGTGAAAATCCGAATTTTCATCAGTTTAAGGATTATGGAGGGCGGGGGATTTCTGTGTCTCCGGTATGGAGAAACAACTTTCCGCTCTTCCTATCCTATGTAGGCTTGCGTCCTTCTCCAGAAATGACGCTCGACAGGATAGACAACAACGGGAATTACGAGCCTGGAAATGTCCATTGGGCGACCAGAGTGGCGCAGGCTAGAAATTTCCGCAGAAACAGACTGCTCACAATAGATGGGGTAACCTTATCGCTAGTCGAATGGGCGGAGATTGCGAAAGTCCCGTATGCGCGTATTAAGTCTCGGCTCAATTATGGATGGGAAGACAAAGAGGCTGTGTTTTTTCCAAAGCAAAAACATCGTCGTCTTTAGAGTATCAGGGTGCGCAAGGAAGACCGTCGAAGCTCGCGACGAGGCGCATGACCTTACTGCGGGGCGATGTTGGTGAGAGGGACGGCCTGCGTCTGAGCCGGCATCTGCACGGTCGGCACCTGGATAGCCTGGGTGGTCGGCACCGTGTGGGTCATGGTGAACCCCGAGGGGGCACCGCACAGGGTGACCACGGCGGCCGGCATGTTGGGGTTGCCCGAGCCGTTGCGCACCAGCTCGCCATAGGGGATGGCGCAGCCGGCATCGGCCCAAGTCGCGGCGGAGTTATCGTTGACGCCCTGGATGTTCTTCTGGGTCGTCTTCAGCTCCCCGGAATAGTAGTTGTTGGCGCCCGACCACGCGGCGTCGAAACCGGTGCAGCCGGACAGCGCCAGCATGGCACAAAGAAGGATGGCGTTACGCATTGGAGGAGTCCTTTTCCGGGGTGACGAACGCGGCCAGCGCGATCAGGAAGACGGTGCCGATCTTGCGCAGATCCAGGTCTCCGGGCTGCGAAAGCTGGTCGGCGATGTGGGTGAGGAACGCAGCGATAGCTACGCGGCTGGAATTCTCGCCCAGCCGGGCAATGATCCAATTCATGATGACACCTCAGGTTGGGGGATTGAGCCAAAGCTGATGGGCGTAGGGCGCCACCAGCGAATTCCAGTGATCGAGATATTCGGAGACGGTCGCGGCCCCGGCCGGCGTATTGTAGTGGGCCTTGTAGTAGGCCCCCTGCCCCGCCAGGTCGGCGGGGATCGCGCCGGGCACGCGAAAATAGAGGATGCGCGCCATGGCGCAGGCGTATTTCGGGCATGGGATCAGCGCGGACGCCGTCGGCGAGAAACCATCGTCGAGCAGCGACATCACCGCCCGCGCGAGATCGGGCCGCGGATCGATGAAGTGCGTCCACAGGTCCAAGTGCGTCGCCGGCTCCATCTGCCAGAGGCCGAGCGCGGGGCCGCCGATCTGAGGGATGTTGCGGAACTGCGTTTCCTGGGCAGCGGTGCCGACGAGCTGCTGTTCGGGCCGGTCGCCCTGCATTTCATCGGGCAGGACGGCGAGCGCCGGGCGCACGATCTCGCGCACCAGTTCGAGGGCGGAGAGAGCGGGCATCATTCGGCCGGCGGAATGCCGAGAGAGCGCAGCAACGCGGCGTTCTGCCGCTCGATACGCGACCACAGCGCACGGTCTTCCTTACGGTGCTTAACGCCGATCTGCACCAGCCTCCAGCCCGCTCCGATGATGACCATATCCATCGCCATGGTCGCCCAGGACATGGGAAAATCCAGTTTGTCCTCCCCGACATGCTCCCAGAGCATGACGGCGAAGATCAGATTGACCGCCACGATGAAACGAGGGTCGGCCAGTACCTTATATCCCCACAGCATGGGGTGAAGCTTTTCGCGTCGCGTCATTTCCGCCCTCCTCGCTCACGCCACCAAGCGGCGAAACGACACGCAGCCAGGAAGGCATACCAGCCGATCGCCATAGTGCTGCTCGCAATGCCCATGATCGCCGCGACATGGTAGAGGGCTTGCCCCTCCATCTGCGCTTCGGCTGCTGTTTCCGATACCTGCACCATGGCCACCGCAGGCGCTGAGGCGAGGGCAATGTTGACAAGCGCGACCTTCAGCGCGACGACTGGCTGACTCATGGCGTTTCCTTTGGGCATGGAAAAAAGCCGCTCAGTGGCGGCTTTTGGTTGAGTGTCGATTGGTGGGATTAAGCAATGATGGCCGCCGCTTCGATAAAAAGCTGATCAATCTGGGCAGCTGTCATATTTAGAGCCTGCCCGAATTGAGAAACGAACGGGCCATTGCGTGTCCAAGGGTCAGCGCTCTGGAAGGCTAATAGCGCAAGGGCGCCAGCATTCTGCACGGCGGTCTGCACTTGAGATAGCAGGCCGGCATTGGATAAAGCAGCTAGAGCTTGATAGCGCGATATTGACTGCGGGACTGTTGATGCGATAGATGGCGCCGTGAATGTCGAACTGCCTACAGGACTATTAGTCCAATCGATCCCAGGCGGAGGGGATACCCCGTCAACCCCTACGAGGACAGAACCGGGCGGACGACTCCATGTCGTTTCCCCGTCCCAAATGATGAGGTTTTCGACATGACCAGTTGACTGGTTGACTATTGCATATGTTCCCATGCCAATCACCACGAGAAAACAATACAATAACCGGGGCCGCCAGCACCGCCGGCGCCACCAGTTCCCGTAGAACTTCCACCACCCCCGCCGCCGCCACCACCAGGGGTTCCCCCGTTGCCGCCTGCAGTTCCATTTCCGCCAGTACCGGGGCCACCACCTCCGCCACCGCCGCCGCCAAAGTAAAGAATAGACGGACTTCCCCCAACCGTACCGGAGGTGTTTGAACCGCCAGTACCCGCAGATCCATAAGTCGATGCTCCGCCAGCTCCGCCGGAAACATTGGCACCGTTAAAAGCACCACCGCCGCCGCCGCCGCCGCCGAAAGCACTCGCGCCACCTGGCCCCGCTCCCGACCCGCCGCCGCCACCACCACCGCCTTCGCCTGATGTTCCGGCGATGGTGGTGCTGTTGTATGCGCCGCCTGGGCCGCCACCACCGACGCCCGCGGAGCCTACAGTCGCATTCGTCCCTGCGGGACCGCCGCGACCGCCCGGCCCGGCCCCACCAGGACCAGACGGCGAGCTTCCGCCACCACCGATGTAGCCCAATCCTCCGCCACGTCCGCCAAAAGCAGTGAGTAATGAGCCGAACGTCGTATTTCCGCCATCTCCACCCCCAGTGGTAGCTGTACCGGCGGCGCCGCTTGCTCCAATGGTGATGGTCTGAGACGCCCCGCAGTCAGATGCTTTAAAGGAGCAAGCGACGCGGTTCCCGCCGCTTCCTCCTGATCCGCCGGAAGTCCCCGTTCCACCACCATTATTTCCTCCGCCGCCACCACCACCAGCACCAATCGCGATAACCAATACCTGGTTGATGCCGACAGGTGCCGTCCACGTGCCGCTGCTGCTGAAGGCCTGTACGTTTACGTTCGATTGAATTGCTACTGAATAACCGCTAGCTCTGGCGTAAGATACGCAGCGCCAATTCCCCGCACCCTCATAGCGGAACCGCGCCACATCCCCTGCAGCAGTGACCACATTCGCGGCAGTAGGGAGGATCATTGATGTAGCGTTATAGGTGAGCGTCAGAACGCCGTTGAAAATGAGCGTATATTCGGCACCAGCAGATACGGGAGATGACCCGAAACTCGTAATCGTCGTGGTGCCGGTGATCTGTATATAATCGCCTGCCTGCGCGCCCAGATCGACCGTAGAGGCCGAGGCAACACCGCTGATATATTGCTGGCTCGGGCAATTGCCTTGCCGGCTTAGCAGAACAAACCCGCCAATGGTCGAATTGTATTCGACAATGACCGGAACGCCTGAAGTGATATCGCCTGGGCCGAGGACGATGTACCCCTTCGGCGCCGGCTTATAGATCGGTTTGGCGCCAAGCGAATTGATATTAAGGGTGTCCGAACCTACCGAGGTAAAATTCGGAACAAACGAAAATGTCTCGCCGTTATTATAGGCGCTTGGATAGGCGGTATTCGATGGGGTGTAGACGTAAGCGCCAGCAGATCCAGTGGTGGTCACCGTCGAATTGATGCGATTCCAAAACCGCTTCAGCGCACCCATGATATTGCGGGCGGAAGGCTCAACCTGATTGGGCAGCATCGACCCGTCAGACGGCCAGCCATTCGGGGAGGCTGAGTTGTTCGAGTTATCGACCTCTGACCAATTGGTGTTATTCGAAAGATCGCCCATGCTTCTCTCAGCTATTATCGGTTGCGCGTGATATCGGAGCGAAATTCCTGTAGAATTGTTGCCCCATTTGGAGAGCGCCCATGACCGTGCACTACCCTCCGGTCAGGAGGATTTCTCGGCTCGATAGGCTTGGTCTTGTCTGGCTGTTTTTGGTGTTTCTGGTCTTTACCGCTCTGTGTGGCGGAAAGATTTGGGATGAAGGGTTTTTCGAAACCGTCGCCGTCTTAGGTTCGGTCCCTTGGATGGTGCTTCGGGTGATGTCCTGGGCTATTGCGTAGCCTAGCGCCCGGTCAGGTAATCGAGAATAGAAGGTGATGTGGCTGCCCCGGCCGCATTGATGGGCGCAGCGAGATACGGCGTGGTGTTCGGCCTCGGTGCCATTAGCGCGGCGAGATTAGCTTGGTTTGCCGCCGGCCCCTGCTGGGTGAGAATTCGCGCCGCCTCTGCTCGCACCGCAGGATTGTCGCTCGAAAACCAACTCAGCATCGGTGAGAGCATCTTTGAGGCTGCTATCGCTACGCCGGTTCCGGGATGTCCAGAAGCGACCGCACCCATAACCGGACCCATGACGCCAGATCCATGATCTTCATTGTCGAAGGCTTGGCGCGCTGCGGTGGCAGAGTTACCAAGGACAGTCTGCCGAGTTTTGAACATCTGGCTTTCCGCCTGGATGCGAGAGAGGAAATCTTGAAAATCTTGCGGCCTTTCGAATAATGGCGCCAGCTTCTGCTGGAGAAGGTCATTGCCGACCAGTTTTAGGGCCTCATTCCCTCCCGAAGATGTTGACGCAATTCGATTTCGAATGGCATCGGCGGCGCCAAGCAGGAAGAAATCCTTGTCTCCTGGCGCAAGCGAGCTGATGTTCTGCCGCGTCTCAGCCGGCGAAGTATTGAAGATTTGTGAGCCTAAATCGGCAGCGTCTTTCGATGCAGAGGCCGAAGAGAATGCAGATCGAGCTTGTGCATAGAGGCCGGGTTGCCCGCTCTGCGCCGTTGCGTCCGCACGATCAAGCGCGGTTACGAGTCTGTTTTTCAGTCCGCTGAGAACGCGCACATTATCATTCTCGCCGGCACGCTGAGCAGTGCCAATCTGATCATCTAGTGCCCGCTTCACATAGTCCAGAGAACGCATGTTTAGGCCTGCAGCCACGCCGCCTTCTATCGGCTCCATCTGACCGCGCCGCGCCGCCGCAGCGGCCTGCGACGATAGATTGAGGTCCGCCCGCCCCATTGCTGCCATGTCATTCTGCATTTTCGTGGCAGCCTGGTTAAGGGCGCTCTTGCCAGCAGGCGTACTCAGGACCGCTTCGATATCAGGCGATGTTACTACCGGATTGGCAGCAAAGGCGGCGTCATAAAGAGGCGCAGCCTTTGCTGCCCGAGCCGCCGTAAGCTGCTGCTGCGTCGTGAACAGATCCTGCCCGTTTGAGATCATGCCGCCGACATCATCGAGGATGCGCTGGCCGGCGCCGACATCGCGGCTATTAAGGGCATCCTGAATGATCTGAGCAGACGCGCCGGGAGAGCGCGCCAATTTCCCGCCGTACCCCTGCACATTGGTCCCGCCAGCATCAAGGATGCTCATTGGCTTGGTAGGGTTAGCGGCGATCGTATCTGCGATCTGCTGCGCCGAGGGGCCTCCGGCAGCAGCGTCAGCAGCGATACGCTTCTGGATCATATCCATGGCGATGGTCGGGGCGTATTTATCGGAATTCATCGCAACAGCAGCCCGATTGATCAGGGGTGAAACGCCAGCATTCCAAGCCGCCGACAGCCCTTTGGCGACGGGAACACTCGCCGCCCCGAATGCACCGCCAAGAGCCGCCTGTTCCGCAGCATTCTCGGCTCGGTTTATGAATCCGCCTTCTCCGCCTATGAAGCCGGTAGCGCCGCCATATCCGGCCCCGGTTGCCGCAGCGCGCCCCATATTGGAGAGCATCCCCAAGCCTTCAGGCGCGGCGCCACCAGCCAACATTAAAGGCGCGCTTCCCGCCACTTGTGTTGCCACATTCGCAGCGGGATTCTCCGTCTGCCAGTCCTTCTGTGCGCCGCGATACATCGAGAGGGCTTGGTCATAGGCATTTCCCCACGGAAGTCCGCCCGATAGGCTTTCCTTGGTCGCAGCGGCGGCAGCCTTGATCATCGGGCCAGCGCCGAGGAAAAACGAACTAGCAGCGTTGCTGCCGGGGCCCCATGTGGCACCCCCATTGCTATCAATCTGAAAACCATCCGGTAGACCAGGCGAAGCCGCTTGATCTAGTACAAAGCCGTCCGGAAGATCGCTCACATTGGCACCCATTGGCCATTCTTGAACATCATGCGCTCGCCCGTCTTGGGATTGGTGGCGGTCTGTCCCTCGGAATAGCCGCCCTTCATCCCCTTAAGCGGCCCGATATCGGTCTTGGCCTTATCGACGAAGGTTCCGATCGGGTTCTTCGAGAGCCAAGACTGCTGATAGTCATAAGGGTTTGACCAGCCGGACTGCTTGGCTTCCGGCCAGGAATTGATCATGGCGCGGTTCTGTCGCAGCGTTCCCACAGCCTCACCCAGAATCTGAAGATTGGCCTCGGGCTGAATGCCGGCGTTCGTCATGGCCTTGGAGATGCGGTCGAATTCCATCTGGGTCATCCGAGAACCGGTGCCGGCCATGGTGTCCTTGAGAGTGCCGAGGGTGGCGAGCATATTTTCGTGAATTACGGTCTGCACGGCAGCCGGATCGCCCAGGTTCTGCGGAGGATTGATCCCGAGAGACTTGAGCGCGGCAGCCACATCGGCCTTTTCCGGTGCCCCCCATCCGGATTGTGTCTTCTTCAGCGCGTTACCCAGCGTCATGAGGCGCTGTTCCGTCTGATAGTTGGACGGCAAGGACGATGACCAAGTCTGTTCCTGCTTCACCCACTCCGGATTAGGAGAGGCACCGAGGCCGGTCTTGATCTGGTTCTGCGCGCCAGGAATGATAGTTCCGGTCGAGGGCGAAACTAGATCGCTGGAATTGACGGTATCTGGTAGCGCCGTTCCGTTCTGGGCAGCGATGGCTTTCGCGTCACCCTTCAGCATCAAGCGCGTTCCGCCCTGACCATCGGGAACCGGCACCGTGTCGTTCTGGTTGGCGAGCGTGGTCTTGTATGCCTCAGTCTGACGGGTCTGTGCTCCGGTCGCGGCGATCTTCTGCAATTCGGACGGCAAAGCGCCCTGGGCGGTGCCCTGTGAGGTCGCGAACGCCGAATCCTTCGCCGACTGAAGAGAGCCGGCCATGGGCGCGATCACGGGATTTCCGCTCGCATCATATCCGGCGATGTTCTGTTCTTTCTCGCCCGTAGTCTTGCCCAAGCTATCAGCGCGGGACAGCATGTACTTGACCTGATCCATACCAGACAGAGGCGCGACACCGAGAGAGCCGTCACCAGTGACGACAGGCTGATATCCCTGCCCGGTGATCTTCTCGGCCAGGCTAGCAATCGCCGGGAACATCGAAGCGCCGGGGCCGCCGGGGAACATGCCCGCTTGGGCGCGATTCCACATTGCGGGGAGGTTGACTAGGGGATTCCCGACGCCGCCTACGCCCATCCCCCCTACGCCCGCAGGAACGCCATAGGGAGATCTTCCGGGCAGGACCGCGCCGCCAGCGCCTGGAGCGGTCGCGCCGCCGTCAGCAGTCCCGCCCGAGGCCGCAGCACCCGAAGGGGCGGCCTGTCCGAGGTAGTTTTGCCAGCCCTGAAGAGTGAGGCTCTGCAAGGCGTTTTCCGTCGCCGCCTTTTTATAGGCTTGCGCACCCATTGCCCCCTGCTGCAGACCGCCCGCCGCCTGCCCAAGAACAGCGGCAAGAGGCACGGGAAGACGGGAGGGCATAGCGGCAGCGCCCAGCCCCTGGATGGCGCCCAGGAGGCCCATCTGGTTAGGGTCAGAGAAATCGAACATGTCGGCCATCTGTTACGATCCCCCGAAGGTCATGTATCCGCCCGAATTGGTCGAGGGGGAGCCATTGAAGGCAAAGTTGAAGGCGTTCGAACTGGCACCATAATTGATCGGATTGGACGATGATCCCCCGAACAATCCGCTATTATTTAGGCCATTATAGAGGCTGCTTGCGAGTTGGCTGCCGCCCAAGGCGCTCCCCAGGATATTGGCGGTCGAGTTCTGGAAATAGGGCTGCGTTAGAGAGCCGGTACTGCCGTAATTTCCTGACACCGCCGACTGATAGGCGTTCAGCATGTTGAGCGGAAGATTCTGGTTGTAGTTCCATTCGTTGACCAGATTGTTAAGCTCGTTCTGGCTCTGATTCTGCTGGACTTGCCCCACATCAAAGGCGGTTCCGGCATTGCTGGTGGCGGCATTGGACAGGCCAGGGAGCGCGAGCTCGTTCTGGATCTGTTGCTGGACTGCAGTATTGTAATTTGCAGACATGCCCTGAGTGGCGCCAAGCTCCTGAGCAAGCTGAGTTGCGTAATTACTCGAAAGCCCCTGGCCAGCGCCGAGAAGCTGATTGAGACCCGTCTGATAATTGCTGCTGAGCAGACCTTGCGCACCCAAAGCGGTGTTGAGACCGCCAAGGTACTGAGAACCTAGATTATTGGCAGACTGGGCCTGGAGACCCTGGCCGGAAAGGATATTTCCCGCCAGCGAAGAGGCACCGGAAAGGGCGTTGCCAGACAGGATATTAGCGGCGTTGAGCTGGTTTTGGGTTTGAGTGTTGTAGTTCTGCTCCGCATAGGGGGCTAGGGCAGACGCTAGGCCGTTCGAAATGGCGTATTGGGCGTTCGGGTTGTTCATCGCCCCACCCTGCGTAAACTGCCCCTCAAGGGCGGGCAGGGTTGAGGCCGTCACGCTGTCCGAAAGCTGCTGCCACGCCGGATTCTGCGAACCCAGCATCTGGCCACTCGCATACTCCGCCAGAGCGTTATTCCCGATACCACCTTGTGCCGCAGTGCCCAGTAGAATGTTGTTGCCAACGTTGTTAGCCTGCGCTTGGCCAGTGGCGGTCGATCCCAGCAGTCCGATAGCAGGATTGTTCTGGGCCGAGTTAGAAAGGGCCGACAAATTCGAGTTTGTCGGGTTGTTCATTGCCCCCTGGGCGACTTGATCATAGATCGGATTGCCCGTGTTGTTTCCAGCCGTAGCAAAAATCTGCTGATAGCCAGTCTGGCCAGGATTGCTGGAGAGGAAGTTGTTCCCGGCGATGTTATTGGATGAAGAGAGCGCCTGATTAAGGACGGGGCTGTTAAAGCCGGCCTGCCCCATCATCCAATTCATGCCGTTGTTTTCGTCCTGATTGAACGGCGAAACGGTCGACATTCCGGCGTAAGGGGTTCCGGCCGAGCCGAAATATTTTGGCTGATAAGTGCCTTGCCCCAATTGCCCCGATGGCGAGTGAAACAGCGCGTTGGCGTCGATAAACCCCTGATTGAGATAGGGCTGCTGCATGGACCACGGCTGGTTGGTTGACGTGCTGGTGGTCGATCCTGAGGGCGAGGAACCCCCACTATTAACGGCTGTCGAAATGCCACCCGCGAGCGCCCCGGCGGCTCCAACTAAGCCAGCAACTCCCGCTACAGTTCCCATCTCTACCCCTTAGAATGAAAGTCGATAGAATTCGCCGTCCGGCTCTGCGCCGCAGCGCTTGTAGAGCAGGCTTGTCCGTGGTCCATCACCGCGAGGACCGGCGCGGAAATAGATTTCCGTCGCACCCTTTTCCTTGAGTCGGCGGATTGATTCGCGCTGAAGCTTTAGTCCAGCTCCGGGCGCGTCTTTGGAGACGAAAAAGGTGGCGTGGTAGCCAACGAGGTCTTGGCAATGGAGGGCGGGAGATAAGCTTGAGAGCAGATACCCCACCACTCGACCGTTGCATCTGGCCGTCAGTACCTGCAGCATTCCGTGCTGGTTTAGTGTCTGAAACAACGGGATGTTGAACGCCGCCAGTTCCTCGGGCGCTCGCCCCACCGAGACGAGATGTTCTTTGAACAGCGCTTGGCTATCGCGAAAGAAATCGTCAAAGGATTCCTCTGCTATGGTCAGGCCGGCCACATTGACGGGGCACACAGCTAGGTCAGACAACATGGCTTGCTTCGCCATGCTCGCCATTTTCTGAATTTGCGGCAGATGCGATCCGCAATAGCGCAGCAGCGCCGGAACATCGATCTGGATGTTCTGCCCTCTGAGAGATGCCCACCAACTCTGGTCGAATTTGTATGGCAGGCAATGCTCGAATAGAGATTCACATGCTCGATGCTCGTTTAACTCATCAAAACTTAGAACCAGAGGCTTGAGCCGCTTCTCGATCTGATCAAGCTTCCTGTCGTGCTGCTCCAGAATGCGGCGAAGGTTCTCCCGAGAAGCTGGGAATCCTGCGTTTCTGCAACTCTCGACAACGGCACCAACCGGGCGCCTGATCACTGCAACCTTGATATCCGGTGCGTGCTTCTGCACAAGGCGCCAATAAGGTGCCAAGCTGGTTTCCGCCATTCCGGTGTTGGGTTGGGAGAACCATGACTTTACATCGTCAAAACTGCGAAAATATTTCGATGCGTCGTGGCCGCAGTGCCAATCGCGATAGCTCAAAAACCGCGCCAGCCAAGCCGTGCGCGACCTCGGCAGCGCATAGATGATGAACATGCCTTACGACTGACCGCCCAGAATTCCGAACGGGTTAAAGTTCTGCCCCATATACTGGCTCCACGTCTGTCCGGGCTGCTGCTGTAGCGCCTGCGGAGCGGCGGACTGGAAAGGATTGGCCATCATCGGCATCGTGCTGCCCGACTGTGCTCCCTGCGGTTGAGTCACGGGCTTGCCACCCTGAGCCAGCATCTTGAGCAGACCGAGCGCCTGGCCTTGATCGCCATTGCCCTGGATCATCGAGAGCAGCCCCTGCGCCGCCTGGGGCTGTTGCACGGGCGGGATATTGGCCGGCATGGTGTTCATCATTGGATGCTGCATCTGTTGCTGCTGCACTTGCCCCAGTCCCTGTGCGGCCTGCATCGGACCCTGCATGACGGCGCCGGGATGCTGCCCTTGCGAAAGCATGGCCATGTATTGCATCAGGTTTTGCGGAATCATGTGGGTCACCCTATGATCAAGAAGCGGATGGTTCGATCGACAGCACTGTTATTGCGATGATTGATGGTCGCAGAGCCTGCGGTTCCCGCTCCCGGCAGGCCTGGCGTGATGTTGGACACCCAAATACCTGCTGCGAGATCGGCAGCAGCGTCAGCGGTCATCGCCATCGCCGGCACGATCGCCGAGAAGGCGGTAATGCGCGCATCAGTCAGGGTTGTGGTGGTAGTCGACGCGCCTAGCGTCAAATCAGCGGTTGCATTGAACTTGCCGAGGAGCGCCAGATTGACCGCGCGAGCGATCTGCTTTCTGTGGTTACGTTCGTCTGGAGAATCTTCTGGTACGGCCTGGAAGCCGTATTGAATGATGGTCAAGGGCTATTCCGGCTTTTTCTCGGCCCGCTTCTTCGCCTGTTCGACGATCGCATTGATGGAAGCAGTATCCGCCTTGACCAGCACGTCGAGCTGCTGGATCTGAGCCTTGGCTTGTTGGATCTCGCGATCGAGGCGCGAGGCGTAATCCTGCGCCTGCTGTTCGCTAATGCTGTACGACACGGGAGCCGGTGACTCTTCCGCCATCACTGGGGCGGACACGAGCAGCAGGACAGCGATAAGCGATGCGGTCTTCATGGAGATGATTCCTTGCATGAGGTCACCCGCCTACCCAGGCGGTGCCGTTGTAATTCACCGGGACATCAGTTGTACGAACTGCAGCGGTACGAGACCTTGTCAGAGGCCGTCAGCGTGCCCGAGGCGGTGAAGGTGACACCCGTGGTGCTGACCGTGGTCGCGCGCATCGTCACAGCGGTCGTCTCGTCCTGGGCGAAGCAGGCCGGGGCGTTGCTGAAAGCATTGGCGAAGGTCAGGGCGACGGTAGTGCTGGGCGAGGTTCCCACCGTGACGCGGCCGAGGCTGTCATTGCCGGCTATCGTGGCGCCCGTGCCGGCAGTGACGCCTGGAACGGTACCGTGGAATTCGAGATGGGAAGGGTTTGCACCACCACCAGCATTACCCACAGTTAGTCCGCCAGAAACTACGGTAAACCCGCTTGTTGGATTTAGAATAAGATTAGAGGCAGCGCCAATATTCAAACTTCCGCCATTCGTCGTAATCTGCGGCGCCCCACCATTAGAGCCCAAAATCTGCACACCGTTCGTCGCCCCCGCCACGAAAAGCACGTCGAGCCCCAGCGGTGCACCGGAACCGGGGCGCAGGAGGATGTTTCCGATAGGATCCACGAGCAAATCGCCAGCATTAGTAGCGATCTGAGTATTCGATGCGCCGCCAATCACCTTCAGATAATCTGCACTCCCGGTGCCCAGATTTGACTGGCCAGTTGCCGTCAGTGTGGTGGCTGTCACAGGCTCCGGCGTCGTGCTGCCAATCGTTACGCCGTTGAGGTTTCCAGCGCTCCAGCTTCCACCCGAGCCGTCTACCAGCTTAGACACGACATTGCCGTTATTGACGCCGATAGCCTGGCCGGAGGCGGTATTCAGATTTCCGCTGACGTTGCCTTTCAGCGTGTTCTCGGCCACCTGGACCGTTGCAGCATTCGCGGCTGCTGTCGTATCGATGCTGTAGGCGGTCCGCGGCGTTCCACGATCATCGATCACGACATTTCCGCGGATCGAGACATTGGTGGCACTTCCCTGCACCAGAATCCCAGAGTATCCACCGGAGGTTGCGCTGGCGTCGCGGATCGAATTCCCCGAGATCTGGACATTGTCGGGTGCCGATCCACCAATGCTGTTCTCGACCCAAAGCCCCGGCCCGGTCGGCGCGACGCATTCATTCCCGGCCAATTGCACATTTTCGACCGGCCCATTTACCAAGAAGCACCAGGCTGCATTGCTCCCGAGCGTGATCGGGTCGATACAGTGATTCGAACTCACTTGGATGTCGGAGGCATACCCCGAAACGTCGAAGCAGGCTGCCGGCGAGTTATAGACGAAATTCCCGACGATTTGATGCCCGAACACCGGGTTGCCGGAGGTCCCGTAGACGATGATGTCATTCGATCCCTGGCTGGCATTGCCGATCGAATAATTCCCTTCGACCTGGTCATAGGCCGTGTTCGGATCAAGATCGATGCCATCGAAGGTCGTGGCGCCGACGTTCTCCTTTGAGCAGTTCGTCACGACATTGCCGGTGATCAGATTGTTCGTCGAGAGGGCGGACGAGCTCGCGCCTGTCGAGTAAATGCAATTGTCGTAGATGTCGTGAATGTAGCTGTTGCGGATGGTGTTATAAGAGCCCCGGATATTGATGCCATTGGCCTGGACTCCGTACACCTCTACCGCCGCGATCTCGATGTGGCTCGCGGTCGAGTTGATATAAATGCCATCCTGTGCCGCGCCGCTCCATGCGCTGGTTCGTCCGTTGATGGTTATCTCGGACAGTCCCGCATTGGTGACGCCGGCACCAAACTGTACCGGTGCAAAGGTCGCGTTCGCTGTGGTCGGCTGAATGATCGAGGATCCCCGGCCCTGCCCGATAATCCGGACATTCGAAGCTCCCGCGATGCTGGCTGAGATCGCGCATGTCGCTGCCGGCAGAAGCACGTCGCGCCCAGCCGTCGCGGCGGCGGTCACCGCATTGTTAATCGCGGCTTGATCATCGGTGATGCCATCGCATTTGGCGCCATAGTCGAGCACCGAGACGGTGTCAGCGAAACGGACCGCCATGGTTCGGGCAGTCGAGCCGCCTGTGGCCGTAGCTTGAAGACCCGACACATCAGCCGCCCCTCCCACCGTCCCCGTCAGCGTCGGAGAGGAGATGGAGGGGGAGGTCGTCCCTACAGGACCGCCAGTTCCAGAGGATGCACCAGAGAGCAGAGACGCAACGCCAGTGCCAAGACCGGAAACACCCGTGGAGATGGGGAGTCCGGTCGCGTTGGTCAGGATTGCGAAAGAAGGGGTGCCGAGATTGGGGGTGGTCAGAGTGGGATTTGTCAACGTCCCGTTGGTGACATCGACCTTATCGGAGAAATAGCTGTTCCAATCACTCCCCTGAGGAACCTGCCCATTGATTAAGCCAGGATTGCTTTGGGCGTGCGCCATCGACGCCGCCAGCCATGCCGCAGCGAACAGAGCGATCTTTTTCATCGATTATCCCTAGTAAGATCCTGATGGATCGACGGTCAGAACGACGCCGTTGAAGTGGCTCCAGACATCGCCGGCATTCGTAGTCACCTCAGCCTGGATATAGCGACCGTCCACGCTTTGCGGACATAGGCCATCGGTATTCATCCCGACCGCGCCCGCGTAGGTAACGGCGTCCTGAAGACGGTTTCGATAGCCGACATTGACCATGGGCGTCGGGCCGATGCCGATTCCGCTCTTTCCGATCACGAATGACCCGATAGCGCCGCTTGATGGACTGTTCGGAGATATATCGATCAGCGGGCGCACATCTGAGACATAGGAGCGCTGATCCGTATTAGGCGCGATCAATTCCGCCGGCTGCATCTCCGCCAAATCGACCGTGATAGGCAGATTGACGCCTGAGAAGAAATTCAGCTTGTTGGACGAATCGAAGCCGCCCATGGTGATATTTCCGCCCTGCCACACATGGCTCGAAAGCGGGTAAGGCACCTGATCGAGCTTATAGCCGAGGATCGTATAGAGTTGATCCAGCGTGTAGCCGAACGTCAAAGCTCGGACGATCCATTCGACAGAGACCTTCACATAGGACCACCGATCAATGGCCCAGTTGTAGACCAGCATCCGGTTAGGGGTGCCGTTGACATTTCCGGGACCGGGATAGGCCCAGAAGATCAGCTTGTTCTTCGGATCAGCGGTTCCGACCAGGCGAATTTTATTGGTGACATCAAGATCGCCCGCGACGATGCCATTCCCCAGCAGGAACTTATCTACCCGGTTTACCCCAATGGGCGTCGAGGTCGCGCCGTCGAACGAATAGAACCCATCCTCGGCAAGGAAATAAACCAAATCCCCGACCTGGACGATGCTGTTCGGCGCCTGACAGCCCCGCAGGTTCCCCGCCGGATAGAAGCTGAACACCGCAGCATTTCCGGCATAGATCATGCGCCAGACGGCATGCTCCATGAATACCACGCCATCCGCATTAACAAGGTTCCCGACGATGCCGGTAATCTGTCCACCATCTCCATAGAGCGGCTGATAGCTCGACTGCACCGCCACCGCTCCCGCCGTTCCAGGCTGTGGCCAATTGGTCGGGTCGTTGTTCGCCGGCCACCATACCCATTGTGGCTGAACGCCATTCCCATAGGTGGTGTCATTGACGTTGGCCACGACCAGCCAGGACTTAACGACCGCCGCATAGCGCGCCTTCGGAGCATTCGCAGAGAGGTCGGCAAATGCGGTCGAAGATCCAAGGACGAATGACTGAATCGGGTCTTCATAATCGGTGGCAATGACGCGATTATTGAACAGCGCCATATGCCAATTTTCGCTCGGCGGGCAATTGTAGCCGCCGGCTGACTTGCTCACCTTGCTAAAGGACAGAGATCCCGAAGAGGACATCTGATAGAGATCGTTCGCGTCCCCCGCGAACAGGTTGACGTTCCCTGAACTGTCGAGGCAGGCGTAAGCCCCCTGACAGGTCAGGGTGAGTGCATTCGACACGGCCCCACCAAGCGAGGGCATCGGTCCCCAACTCGTCGGAGTGCGGGGAACGACGTTGGTTGCAACCTGCGTGTACTGGCTTTGCCCGGTCATGTTGAACGCCGGCATATCCGGCGCCCATTCCGAGATGGGCACCATGATACGGGTGGGCATCAGGGGTTCCCGGACAGGTTTGAAATGGTTAGGGACGCGCCGGAGTGGCGATCGAGATCATCCTGGCCAGAGAGCGAGGAAATGTGCGAGGAGAGCCGGCGATGGTAACGGCTCATGCCTGCGTCGTCCTGCAGCAGCATCTTGGCCTCGAACAGCGCGGCGTTGAGGTAAACACCAGGCGCGTTCTGCATCAGCCAGTTGGTGTTTCCGGGGGCCGTGGCGAGCGCGGGGAATTTCTTGTAATACAGCATCGGCGCGTAATAGGTCGCGTCCGGGATCGGCGCAAACCTGATGGCGTCGGCTTCGATGGTGTATTTCTCAGGCGGAGAACTGTAGGTGGTCGCGCCGATCTCGTTCAACTGCTGCGGCGTGAAATAGGTCAACGGCTTGTTGATGCCTGGATTCCAGATGTAATACCATGACCGGGTCGCGAGATAATCCGCAGGCAGGGGCACATGCGCCATTTCCGGCATCAGCACGAAGACGGAATTGATCCCGTCGTAATAGACGTTGTATGTGCCGCCCGCGATGATCTCGTTACCTTGCAGCGCGGATCGAGCGGACCCCAGAACCAGAGACTTAGCCGCGAGGCCACTGATGCTGATCGTTGTGGCTCCGCTATTGGTGGCGGTGGCAACGAACTGGTAAAGCTGGCCGTTCGAATAGGCAGAAATCGCGGTCTGTGGCGTGAGCGTGATTGCATTGGCTGTCCCGCCGACAGTCGAGCCCGTCACCGGGGAGCCGATCACCAGTGTTGCCGAGGTTTCCATGGCGCGGATGCGCAGCGGATCGATCGGGAACTGCTGATCGAGAGAGCCATAGGCCAAAAGCTGCTCGGCAAGCGTAATAAGGTCGGCCGCACTTCCAGAGAGCTTCGTATCCCCCGAGCGCGAGAGCCAAGTCTGGATCGCATTCTGGAGATCGGTATAGGTCTGGAGTGCCATTATCCCGCCATCAGGTCGTGGGTGTATTCGAACGTGCCGATATGGCCAATTTCATTGGACAGGTCGTGGTCAACCCACAGCTCGTAGCCGGCCTTCCTGGCGGCGCGGAAGAACCACACATCCTCGCCGATGAACTGCTCGTCCTTGGGTGACCAGCCGAAATAGAAATACGGTGACGGAACAGCCTCAAAGACATCCATGGCCATAAGGCAGACGCCGAGGCCCATGTGATCCGCCTTCTCGATCCCGGTCTTTCCATGCGAAACGATGCGCTTTTCGTCTTTGGCCGCCACGGGGGCATGGGGGGGCTTGCGCGAGATATAATTGGCGCCGACAATGCCCTTTTCCGCCCTTAGCAGGCGCACCAGCGTATCGGGCGGGAACGTCATGTCGTCGTCGAGCCAGAGCATATGCGTGGAGCCGGAATTCCTGGCCATCCGCACCAGATCATAGCGGTTCTGCAGTAGGATCGAGGATGCAGCAGTGTGAACGCGCGTCACTAGGCCCGGATATTTCGACGCGGTGTGCGAAATCATCGCCATCACGCCGATGGCGAAATCATTCTCCCAGGCGCCATGCGTCGGGATGGAGATCGCGATATCGAGTTTCATCGGGCGCGGAAACTGTATGTTCCGGAAAGCGTGCGGAAATAGGCCATGTCAGGGTCATGGACCATCTGTTCCAGCGTCTTCTCGTTCCCAGATTTGAAGATGTCCCGGTAATCCTCGATCCCATGCAGCCGCGCCCACATGATCGCGGCATTAGTCGGGATCGAGGCTACTCGGCGAAATTCCGACTTGCGATCAACCAATCCCTCATTGAAGGCGCGTTTATTCGCCTCGATGAGCTTGGTCAGATCCTGCTCTCGGCGGATCGTGACGGTGTCGGTCTTGTCGTCGTAGTCGAAATATTGGACAGTGCCGTCAGCTTCGACATCGAGGATCTGTTCGCCCATTAGGACTCGACCGGAGCGATATTGAGCTTGGACCCGGCGGTTTCCTGGATATAGGCGATATATCCGCCGCAGCCCTTGGTGAAGAGGACAACCGGCGTGATACCGATCATCAGGTCATTCGCCGTAGCCGTCACACCAGAGCCGCCCAGCTTCACATGCACGTTTCCAGACACGCAGGACAGCATGACGAAATTAGGATTCTGACCATCGGAGTTCGTCGGCAGCGCCGTGTTCGCGGTGCTGGCGCCGCTGGTGACGGTCGTTCCAGTGGTGAGGCCTGTATTATAGGCGACAAGGACGGGAGGTTGCATCACTCACCCCACGATAACGGCGAGACGCTTTTTCTGGAGATTCTGCCCCTCATGCGGAGGGACCGATACCTCTTCGTCCAGATCCAGCGGGCGAGAAACGATGCCGTCCTTGCTGTGGGTCGTAGCCCACGGCTTCAGTTCGGAGATGCAGCGCACCCGACACAAGGCAGGCGCTTGAGCTTCCGCCTGGTCTTCGCCGGCAGTCTCATCGACAGTCTGAGGAGCTTTCGCCATGATCGCTCCTCAGACCGGCACGTATTCGAAATAGGCGACAGCGACGAGGCCAGCAGAGGCGCCAGAAGCGGTCGAACCGGTGATCCAAGTGTTCTGCGGAACCAGGATCGACAGCGCGCCACCATTGAAGGCGCCATTCGAAGCGACGCTCTGACCGCTGATCATATTGCTGGCCAGGGTGGTTCCATTGGTCGCGGTCTGGCCGAGGCTTACCGTGCAAGCCGCCGTGGAATGAGTGGTGACGTTGAGCTGGTGCGAATAGACCAGGATGTCATAGCCAAGGGTGTTCTGCCACGAGAGCAGGGCGCCCGCCGTATCCGTGCCACCGCCGATCTGGAAGCGCAGCGTCGAGCCGTTCGGGAAATCGGGGGTGTTGGTCGACGTGCCGGCGGGCTGCTTGCGACCGCCAAACCGCGCCACTTCATTGCCGTCCGGGCCGAGGATCGACTCGGAACCGTCAGCGTTCTGTTTCTCAACAGCCATTTGGTGCCTTCCTACGAAAATCGGCCGGAATTGGCCGCAGAGAGGGAATATCAACAAAAGGCCCCGGCCATTTCTGATCGGGGCTAATGACTTACGAGGTGGTCAGGTCGGCCACGATGCCCGAACCGGCATCATTGCGGCTTTCCAGGGTGTACTCAGCGAGTACGAGGCCCTTTTCGTTGTCACCGGTCTTGGCCAGGTCGACGGTCTGCATCGGACGCAGATACGAACAACCCCACAGATCGGTGGTGAGGACCGGCAGATCGCGGTCGCGCGAGAACTTGTTCGCGACGACCTTATGGCTGCCGAAGTCGCTGACATACACGTCGATGGCCGAATACAGGGTGCCATCGCTGGTATCCTGCATGCGGGTGTTGTTGCCCGTGAAGCCGCTGATAACGGTCTTGTTGAACGGGCCGGGCATGATCAGATCCGGATCACCACCGTTGGTCCAGCACGCCTGGATGACCGTCTTGAGCAAAGACTCAGTCAGGGGGCGCTGGGTGCCGTCAGTGACCGCAGCCGTGGCGGAACCATTGGAACCGCCCGAGCCGCGCTGAACATTGGCCGTGTTGGGCGGGCTGGAAGTATCGCCCATCCACTGCAACATGGTGCGCAGAGTGCGCGCCGTGGTGCTGCCGGCGGTCTGGTTCAGGCTCTGGTTCTGGGTGAGCGTCCATTCCATGTCGCGGCGAAGTTCCTTCGCCTTCTTCATGAGCTGGTACACGATTTCTCGGGTGCGACCAGCCTTGGAGACCGAGTCCTGCGTGCCCGAGACGATCACGCTCTTGTAGGAGATCTGGCAGGTGTTGTTCAGTCGGACGGTCGGGGTGACCGAACCGAAGGAATAGCCAGACGAAGTGGTGTCGTCGCCTTCGAGCTGGGCATTGGCTGCCGCAGCGGCGAGGGCGTCACGCTGCCCTATCTGTTACCTCGCTCTTTCGAGCGCGGGCCGGTCATTTCTGCCAGCCTCCGCAGTTTCGCTTGCTATAGCTGCGGGTCGGACTGTTGCATCACCCTTGCGGGCGCCTTCTCGCTCAGTCTCTCACGGTGAAATATTGGAGCCTGAGTGTTGGATTTGAACCAACATCTGCCGATTACGAATCGGCTGCTCTACCATTGAGCTAACCCGGCGCAACATATCTTCCGCCTCGTTGTCCCGCCTTGGGAGTTTCGAGTCAATCAGAGAAGGTTTTACATGAGCAGATTGCGTTTACTCATGCTTGACCGCAACCGCCTTGTTCTTGGCGATGTTGGCCTGGAAGGGGGTCACATTGTTACTACCCGTTTCCGGGCGGGATGACCTCTTCGGATCATCCTCTCGGCCTTCAGATTATACGCCGAGGTCAGACTGTCGCATCCTCTTGCGAGGTTGCCCCGCTCAGTCGTTCACGCTGCACAAGATATTTGCTGCTGACCGGGCTTGATACCGGCTTCTTGCCCTAAGTGGCTCCAGGCCCCATGCGCAACCTAACGGGAGAGCTCTCTCACGGCTCTTAAGACGCCTTGGGTGCGTGTCCTTCCACGCCGCAACAGCCAAAAAACTATATATCTTTGCTTGCGCCCTGTCACCCCCATGGGGGGCTTCCAAGTCTACCAGGGGCAATTTTACACGGACTGTCCCTTCATCTCAATCCGTGGGGCTGATGAGATAGATCACATCAGCCAGGTCTTCACGGTTACCCACCGCCGAGAACGTAAGAAACTCGTTGGTGAGAGTAGCCATTTTACCGTTTACCTCTGTTCAAGTGCCGCAAGCACCGCGTCGATGCGGTCGGAATCGCGTCCACTCTTGCGGGCATTGTTGATGAGAGCCTTGGCGCGCTCAGAGGTGGTCTTGCCTTCGTTCGATGAGGCACCGGGTGCAATCGTCTTCGGAACCGGAGCGGATGCCTTCTTGGTCTGGATTTCCTTCAGCGTGGCTTCTTTCGTCGCCAGCGCCTTTTCCAGCTTGGCCTTAAGCTCGGCATTCTCTCGCGCCATGGCGGCACTGTCCCGGATCATGAGCAGTGCGCGGTGGTCAACCACGCGGCTCAGTTCATCCTCGGAGATATCGTACCGGCGGGCGTGATCTGCGATCTCGCGCACGGCGGAACGTGCCTTTTCCGGGTCAGAACCCCATTCAGGAACCTTCTCGATCAGCTTCTTCTGCTGCTCGCGCAGGAATTCCTCTTGTTTGGCCCGGTTGTCCTGCTCGACCTGGGCGGCGAGACCCTGGCGTTGCTGGATCGCGGCGTTGAGCTGCTGAACGCGATCATCGAAGATCGCCTTCTTGGCAATATAGCCGTTCGGGTCTTGGATGGCCAACTGCTGCCAGTTGATCTGGCGGCCCTCCTTGATGATGGGGTCGGAAGCAATGACTGCATCCAGGGCGGCATCGAATTTCTGCAATGCCCTCTGGCGTTCCTCGGCGGCGCGGTTGCGTTCGGCGTCTGCCGCCTTTTTCGCTTCCGCTGCTTCGGATGTTTGCCGGCCTAGGTAGCTCTCGCGCTCGCGCTCGCGTTCCGCAACGACCTGTTGCAGATGGCGCGGCAGCTTGGCGAATTCGTCCTTGGCTGTGGCGTTCCAGGATACGGGCGGTTCGATGGCCGGCAATGCCGGTTCGGTCTGGCCCTCACCTTCCCCGCTGGCCGGAATCTCTTCCGGTGCGGTAACTTGTTCTTGTTCCTGGATCAGCTTGTCGACGACAGCCGCAGCAGCGGAATCGCCTTCCTCGCCACCAGCTGGCACTTCGCCCAGCTTGGCTACGATCTCATCGAGATCCAGGGGGGTATTATCGGTCATGCTCGCTCCTAGTGACGTTCTCGCCGCTCACGCCCGTCAGCGCTGTTGTGAACCAGAACGACGCCATCCCAGAAAGGCTGACACCAGCATTCCGGCGATTCGTCGTGTTCGTGAAGATCATCAAGTGGCATGACCTCTCGGATACCGTCTTCATCGACGAATCCCAGCCATCCGCCCATCAGCTCAGCTCGCCGCTCGTTTTGTTGAGCTGCTCGAATGCACCTTGCTGCGCTTCCCAATCCAGGTTGCTCGCGGCCATTTGCCCAGCCGACACCATGCGGTTGAGACGATCCTTAAAAAGCTCCAGGCAGGAAACCGTCATGTAGAGCTTCTCCCGTCCCTCGGTGTCGGTCGGGCGCGTCTTCTTGAAGGCCTCGAAAACCTCTTTCTCGATCTGCGCGAAGGCTTCCTGAACGACCGGTTCATCCAGGATCTGGAAGGCCCGCTTTCCCTTCAGGATTGCCGTCTCAGCTTTGTCCTGCATCACACCCCCGGCTGCTGCGGCTGCGGGTTCTGCGCGAACTGCTGCTGCTTATTGATATGAGCCGAGGCGACTTCAGCGCGGCGGATGGCCTGATCCTCATTGGTCGAGGCGGCATCGTGATATGCCTTGACGGAGGCAAGGTGATGATCCTGATCAACGGCCTGACGCTCAATCCCCAGCTTGGCGGCGTTGAGGTTGATTTCCATCAGCCCCAATTCGCGCTTCAGAGCAATCTCAGCCATGGCGATCTCACGCTTATGGGCTAGCTCCATCTGCGTCCGCTGATTATCTGCCTGGATCTTCATCTGATCGCGCTGCATCGCCGCTTGGTCGGACGCCTGCTGCGCCATCATGTGCGGATCTGGATGCGGCTGGCCGGGCTGCTGCGGCGGCAGAGACGCTGGATCGGTGTAGAACGGATCGACCGACTTATAACCGGCATATTCGAGGATCTTGGCCAGCTTGTTGTAAATGTTCTCGGCGCGGACGAGCGGGCCATTCATGCCCTGCTGCGCCATGATGATCTGCTGGTCGAGCCCGAGTAGCTGCATCATGATTGCCTGCTGCTGCTCACGGTCTCCGGTGCCTAGGCCGACATTCACCGTCACGTCGAACTGCGTAGACCACTCGCGCGGATCGACATCGACCCACTTACCGCGAAGCTTGATCGTCTGCTTCTTGCGATTGTGCTTGCAGGTCAGTTCAAGAATGCGCTTGAAGGCCCGCCTGACGCCGGTTTCGGCGAAGATCCGGGCGATAAGCTCGACCCGCTCGGCGCCGGCATTCTTGATCATCTGGACGCCGCGCGCCGTCTTGTTCAGGCTGTCGGCGTCCAGGCCCTGATTATACCGGGTAACGCCCGTGCGTTGCTCGCGGACGTTGTCGAGGTAATCGATCAGGCCGTAAGGCTCTTGGCCCAGCATCGGATTGGGCAGCGGTTCAACCGCGCCAGCCATCTGCATCCGCACCACACCGCCAGGCCGGCGCGTCAACAGGTCGTCGAGATTGACCTTGCCATCGACCACTGCCAACTGCGGCAGGATGGCATTGTACATATTATCCAAGATGCCGCGCAGGACCGTGGACTTGATCAATTGCAGATCCATGGTCTGGTCCGCAATCGACATGCCGATCAACTTGAACGGCATCGGAATGGGGCACAAGGTGCAGAACGGATGGTCATCGACCTCGATGTTTTCGAGGATCGTGTAACCGAGATCCCCCGCCACCGTGACTTTGCGCATCTCTCCGTAACCATCGCCGTCATAATCGACGCGGAGATAGGCGTCCACCAACCACACTTCCCGCATGGACGGATCGGCGGGGTTGTCCTGCCGCCAGGGAAGCTGATCTTCCTGCTTGAATCGCTCGATGCGCTCCATCGTGTACTCGGCCTCTTCGCCGGTCGGGAGCGCCCAAATCTTGTCGGCCTGATCCGGATAAAGCTTCAGCAGATCCGATATCGTCGTCTTGTGGCGATGTGCGCAGAACGGCGGTTCCGGCCAATCCATCGAGACGGCGCGACGCTCGATCAGGAATTCATCGCCAGGCACGACCGCGACGCGGATACGACCCTCCTTGTTGCGGAAAGTCGCCTCAACATCATAGACCATAGCCGGCTCAACGTCGGTGAGCGCGTCGATGATCTTGCTAAAAGCGGGGTTGACCTTATCCCCGTCAGCCTGGGTTTCGCCTCGGGCCAATTCGGAGAGGATCTCAAGCCCTTCCTCCGCCTTGCCTGCATCAGGGTCAGAGTAGGAGGTGATCACGTTGACTTCGACATCGCCGGCCATGACAAGGCGAGAAAGCTGCTCAGCGGTCAGGCCGGTATAGGTCTCCTTGGTGACCTGTTCCTGTTCGTCCCACCAGATCTTCAGGACGCCCAGCCGATCCATCAGCGCGGCTTTGAACCAGACGAAGAAATTCTCAAAGCCGGGGTTCTGCGTGTTCCAGACCCAGTTGCAATAATCTGAGATCTGCGGAGCGATCTGGTCATCCGTGGGGGTGCGGCCATCAAAGCGCACCGCCTCATCGGACGTGGTGAATATTCGCATGAGGCTCGGCATGATGCTGTCGATCGCTTCCGCCACGTCGCGGGAAACGACCTGGCTACGGCCCTGCACCTCGTTGCCGAACTTGTCGCCATTGTAGTACCGCAGCGCCTGCATGCGGTATTCATTCAGCCGGCCGCCCTGGTAGGAGATCGAGTTGTTGATCTTGGCCCAGAGAGTCGCCTTAAGCTCGCTTTCGGTCATAGGCCCGGTCGGGGCCTTCCCGTCTTGAGCGGGGGCGGCGTAGTCCTGCTGGTTGACGGACATGCGTTAGGCGGCTTTCCTCGGACGACCGGGTTTGCGCTTCTCGGCCTCTTCAGCCGGCGCAAGGATGACCTCGGACATCGCATCGATCGTCGCCGCCATCTGGCGCAGGCGGTTCAGCACATCACCCCAGCCGTTCGCGCCGTCGAATGCCTTGCGCCATGATCCGGTGTCTTCCGGCACGGTCAGAACCGGGACGGGAATGTCTTGGCGCTTGATCTCCCCAGCGAGGGTGTCCAGCTCGGACGCCATCAGCTTCAGGAACGGCCCGATGCCGTTCCCAGGCGTGCGGGCCGCCCGCTCGAACTCTTCGACAAGGGTCATAGATGATTACCTTTAGTTGAGCCGAATCCGCTCCGATCCGGTGCAAATGCGGGGTTTTGCCTACTACTAGGCGAATATCAGACGATGCCCTTGTTGAAGTTGGAGTAATCCAGCTTCTTCGGCGTCACGTCCGGCATTTCATAGGCGATGGCCATCAGGCCGGCAGCGTCTGCGCCATGGCTAGACCAGTCATGCTCCGGGCCAAGGCCGATATTGCGCTTCTCGTCTTTCTTCTCGTGGTACGCGCCCAGGGCAAGCAAGCCCGCCTCGGTGGTATCCTTATTGAACCAGATGCTGGGGAATAGCCGACGCAGCGCCTCAATGCGAGCCGAGGCCGCTCCCTTACCTTGGTTCGGGATCACCGTGACCGCATAGCCTTCGCGGCGTAGCTCGCTCTCATAGGAGACATCGAAAACCTTGTCGTTCGAGGCGCCGTCATGCGGGAGCCAGATCTGCGCGCGCTTAGGCGTGTAGCCCTTCTCACGCATCCACGCCACATGCGCCGAGAGCGGCTGTCCGACAGCCTCGTAATAGTCGATGACGCGGACCTCTCGCGCCACGAACTGCGCTGCCCACATAGCGAACGCATCTGCTCGGGCGCCCGTACCGCCGATATCGCAAAAAAGCCTGATCGTTAGGACGGGATCGGGCGAGACCCGGCAGATGCGACCCTGTTGCTTGGCGTCGATGATCGAGCGGGCGTAATAAGCACCCTCGGTTACCTGCTCGTACTCGCCTTCCCAGATATGCCCATATTGCTCGGGGCGCTCTTTGAGATCCCGCTGGCGCTGGCGTTCCAGCACTTCGGGGAACGCCGGATTGTCACGCCAGTTGAGTTCGATGACCTTGATACGAGGATCATCGGTATTGCGGAACCTAACGTCTGTAGCGCTGCCCTTGCGCTTCGGGTTCCACGTCACCCACAGCTCGGCGTTCCACCCATCCCCCTCCTCTCGGAGTGTCGGGATCAGCGTCGTCCACGCCTCATTGGTGACCGGCTCAGCCTCATCAACCCAGCAGACGAGGATTCGCCCCTTAGACTTGATGCTGCTGATATTGCGATCGAGGCCGGCGAAGGCGAACCAGATCCGCCCGTCACGGCTCTTGATGTACTTCTCGCCAACCTCGTAATACTCGGCGAGGAACGGTTCCTCAGCTATGGCCCGCTTGCATTCCTCCAGGGAGGAATCGTCGAGCGAGTTCATGAACTGCCTGGCGCAGAGAAGCTGGCCGGTTATCCCAGCTTTGCCATACATGTAGCCGCGAACCGCGACCATCTTGGCAAAGGATCTCGTCTTCGCCGATCCGCGGCCACCATAAGCGCCGCGAACGTCCGCCTCACCCTCAAAAACAGGGATCAGCTTATCTGGGAGTTCAATCCTTACCGCTGTCACGGCGGGACAACGCTACAAGCTGGATCTGCGTGACCTGTTGAACAGCCGGAAGATCATCGGCGCCGCCCACAGCGATTTTGTCGCCATAGCGCTTAGGAGCAAGCTTTGCGGCCCGCCACTGGTAAGCGGCTATGCGAACCCGTGCCGCCTGCGCATTATCATTGGTGCAGGTCTTTGCTTCCTCAAGAACAAGATCGTCCATGAGGTCGGCCTGCAGCTCTCTCGCGCGCGCGCACTTGGAGGCAAAATCGGGGCGCTCTTCCATCCACCGCAAAACAGTGGAGCGATTCGGCATTCCCGGTTCATCGCATATCTGCCGCATGGACTTGCCATCCATCAGGCCCTCGCAGATAAAGTCTGCGGTCTTCTCGCAAAAGGATGAGGGGCGCCCCATGATGTTCAGGTATGCTTCAGCCGCTTAGACGCAGCCTTCACCGCGCCCTTGACCTTATCGCGCTTGCCCAGGATCTTGTTGGCCTTGGCGTCGATCTTCTCTTCCGAGGACTTAGACAGCTTGCCTTTGGCTTCCATCTGCGAGGCGCGAGCCTTGGCATTCGCAGCGTGACTGCGATCCGGCATGGGGTATTTCTCAGAGCCCGGCAGGCCAAAATCTGACTTGGGCAGGCTCTTGCGTTTGGCGGCGGTGAGATCGGACATCAGGCATCGCCCTTAATCGGCGCAGTCTCGCATTCGTGAGCGAGCGTAACGGACAAATGACGCTGCAGAACATCATGGGTATAGGTCGGCAGAAGTCCGCGCGAGACCGGCCCCTCAGATGTAAGATAAGCACTACATGGCTCACCGCGACGATCCCACGAAACGAGGCAAAATCCCGCCAAATCATCGCCATGAGCCGCCAGTTGATTGCGTACCGCTCGCCCCATAATTCGGCGCACCTTTTTGAGGATGTCGCCTGCGGGATCGATAGAGCGCAGTTCGGCCATCAGTATTTGTCTTTCCGGCTCACGACGTTCTCGGCGCGATAGCGGGCGCCCGATTTATCGGCAGCAGCGGTCACAGCTTTCGCCTTCCGCGCCAGGTGCTTCTTGGCCGCATTGTGGCGCTTCCTGTCGCCTCGGATCTCTTCGGCGCGCGTCAGCGTCTCCGCATCGTCTCGACCGCGATAGTCGTCATCCATGCTCATGGGAATCATCCTTGCCATGTCAGTGTCTCCCGCTCATGGAGATGGCGAGTTCATCGTCTGCGGACTTCTTCTCGACAGCCCACATCCAGTCCTCTTTGTCGACAGCGCCGCAAATCTGAATGGTCCAGACGCGGCCATCGGCGGAATTGCCCTGGGTGCGATAGAACTTGCAGCCAACCATGATGCTTTCGGGATTGGCGTCTTCCCATTCCACCCATTGCGAGCCGTCAGTGCGGGCGCCCTGAGAGATGATCTTCGCACCCTCATTGGCGATAAGCCCGCGCACGAAGCGGTGAAAGGAAACGTCGCTGCTCATTGCATGTCGGGGCGAGCGATGACGTTCTTGAGATCCCAGCGCGATCCAGACTTGTCCGCCGGGCGCGTCTTCACCTTGGGCTTTACGCGCTTGCTCACGGCTTTGGATATCGCCCGATCAGCGGCGCTATCCATCTGGGACCTTTCGTAGTCCTTCACCATCAGCGCTTGCAGGTGTAGACGTTGACGCCGGGAAGGTTGCCCTTCTCGTACTGCTCGGCAGAGCGCACGTTCGAGCTGCGGTCATTGCTCGGGACGGTCGGCATGGCATCAAAGCCCGTGGCGCTGTCCGATGTATAGACGCTGTTCTTCACCGACTCACGCGCAGTGCCCGCGATCTTGTCGCGGATCGCACCCATAATCAGCGGCCCTTGCGATTGTCGCGCGCGCCGCCGTCGCCCTTGCGGCCGGTCTCGACGTTGACGCCATCGCCCCAGCTCTCCGCATAGCGATCAGCCTCGTCCACATGCTCCTTGTCCGACAGGCCGCCCTCGGCAGCGTTCGGCACTCGGCTGTCCTTGCCCATTTCTCTTGTCTCCGGTGAGGGGAAATCCGGCAGAAGATGGCCGGAAACGACAAAACCCGGCGCTGAGGCCGGGTTTTGATACACTTCTGAAAGATACTCAGACTATGCCGAATTACGCGCGCACGGTCAAGATATTATCGCCTTGCGTCGGAAGCGTACCATCTTGGTACATACCACTTTCCAGCACGACCGCAAGTTCGAAGTAGCACAGAGAGCACAATCCCATCCTCTCGTTGGGTTTCGCAATAGCGATACCGCAACTCCTTATGCTCTGGCGATACGAGACCTGACGATGGCCTTTCATTCTGAGGAGCTAGACATTTAGCAAACTCTGGATCGCCATCCATTCTACAGTGGTGGCACAGCGCACAAATCCGCAGCGGCATCACACCATCCCCCAGAATTTCCCCAGCACCCTCAAGGCGTCGACCAGGAACGCCGTGCCTATCCCGTGACCCTGCGCCATGCCGCGCTTCTTCGCCCAGGCTTCAGCAGTCCACTCCTCGACGCATACCGCGCGCAGGACCGAGGCATGAGTGGGGCCGACATGCTGATCAGCGAGACGAACTTTCTCCCGGCAGATATGTGCGTGGTCCGCCTCTCCGGGTCCGCCCGCCACGCGGTTGAGATCGATGATCTTGGCGCTGCCCATCATGCCGGCGGAGTAAGAATATTCGGCGTACCGTTTGCCAACCTGCAGGAGATCGTAATTCTCCTCCGCGTCGTCTCCAAGGCGCCCCCGGACGAAATATCGATCTAGACTGGTCTGAGTGGCTACACGGATATGGGTCGTACTCGACCGCTCATCCCCCTCGATCACGAGCTGATCGTGGCGGGCTCTCTCCGGGGTGCCGTAGTCAATGGCCTGACGTGCGCTCATAGGTGATCTCTCCTCAATGTGGGCTTATTTGCGCCCGTGAAACTCTGGTTAACGTTTGATCTTTAGCCAGCCTGGGATGTGTCTCGAATAGACGCGCTCGTGATGCTCCGAGCAGTACGACGAACCTTCTTTCGTCGGCTGGGCGCAGGAGAAATGTTTCTCGGCGCCGTGACCGTCGATCCATTGGCAAGTCAGGTGCTTTGGCATAATGGCTGTCAGGGGTTTACCACCGTCGTATCCGGTCCGAGGCCTCCCCGGCCCGCGATATTCCCGAAGCTTACGCTGGGCAGTCATTGCTCGACGCCCTCCAGGCTCATCTCCGCGAACGCCAACCCCGCCTCTTCAAACGCCGCCTTGAAATCGGTATAGGCGATGTTCTCGGCGTACCGATCTCCTGCCTTACGGGCGCGAAAGAATCTGGCCGCAGCTTTGAGGGCGCGGCGCGTGGATTCCTCGTGGCGGGCGCTGGCGGTCATGCTGCTATCCGAGATTTCGCTCTGGCGATATGATTGGCGCGCTGAACAGCCTTCCCGCGTTTCCCGCGTTCCCTCAGCGCTTCTCGGCCTCCCTGCAATTCGACATGCCGCTCTCGTGCTTCTTCGGATTGCATGTTCATCATCGAGTGATGCGGAAGAGGCGGCACATACGTCCCGTTCGCCATGTCCCGCAGATCCTGTCGGTAAAGTTCGACCATGCGCTTGGTGAAGTCGTCCATCATGCGGCCTCCGCTTGGCGCTCGGCTAAAGCAATGCGATATCCGCGAAAGTATACGCACTCAATCTTCACGCCGATTCCGCTGAGTTTCCTGCGCATATCTTTAATTCTGGTGCGGATGCTTTCTTCAGACGGAGGCTCTCGTGACCTTCCGTAAACTGCGTTGATTATATCATCCATATGCGTATACTGTGGAGAATTCTTTGCAAGTACAGAGGCTATTTCTGCTTGCATCGGCTGGAGGCGGACAGCCCCCACTACGGTCGTCACAGTATTGGTGTTGAGGCTGACGAGGATGCTATCGGGGTGGATCTCTGAACCGCAGGTAGGACACTTGCACATCACTTCCCCTCCTGTTCCTTGGTCTGCTCGTAGACGATCTCCCGCCCCTCGCGGTAGCAGATGCATGTCTTGGGATCGATGCCGTGCTGGAGGAGGAGATCCTTGATCTCTTCTCCCTTGAGCATGTCGGCGTGCCATTGGGGGAGGCGGTAGGTGATGAGGGTGGTCATGGCATTCCCCCGGAAATGCTTTGCGGGGTGAGTGCTGGACAAGGAAGACCATCCTGATGGGACGGTCCTCCACACATCGGACACTGGTTCGGTATGGCAGGCTGTAGACGCTTCATAAGATGCTGCGTCGGGCCGAGAAAAATCGGCTCCTGCCTTCCGATCAGGTCATCAAGGCTGATAGCGAAATAGTCCGCGATCTTGACGAGCGTATCGAGAGATCCGGCCTTCTTGCCCTTGCCGGTCATCAAGCGCCATAGCGTGGTATGGGCGAGACCAGTGGCGCGCTCCAGTTCGGCCAGGGGAATGCCCTTGGCATCGCACAGCGCCTCGATCCGGTCGCCGATGGTGGCGGCCTTGATTTCGCCAGTTCCTTCGCATTTCGGACATTTCATGCCGCCCTCCTCTGGCTCGTTCCCCGGTAAGCGTCTATCTCTGCCGCTACGTCTCGATCAGATTTCCTCTCAGAGGTGCGGAGTTCTTGGAGACGGGATTCCATCTCGGAGTCGGTGAGGCGGCGGGGTTGGGGCGATCGGGTCATTCTGCCGCCTCCTGACCGATCCTCGGCGAATAGCGGGTGCCATGAGGATTGTCCCGGCTTGAGCGGTATTGGTAGGTCGCCTGGTTGAACCAGAGCCCGCATTTTCCCTCCCAATCGCCATTGCGCTGCTTGGCGACGTTGAGGATGACCGGCGGTATTTGCTCGGCATCGCGAAGTGCGAGGGCTGCGGCTTGATTTCCCAGGGCGGCATCCTCTTCCAGTCGTTTCAACTGTTCTTCGAGATTGCGGTCTCTCCAGATGCCGAGGATGTTGAAGGCGTTGAATCCGATTTCGGCCGCACCCTTCACATCCTCGATCTCGGGCGCTCCTTGGTGCTTCTTGTCGCCCTTGCGGGAGTGCGCCACCAAGTGGAGGTGGACCGACTTGCCGACAGTCCAGTTGACCATCTCGTAGACGATCTTTTCCTGGCCCTCATAGTCCTCTGAGCCGACGCCGAGGCGCATCAGGCTATCGATGACGAACACATCGCAGCCATAGCGAGCGCGAGCATATTCGAACACATCGAGAATGCGCTCCAGCGGGCTTTTCCCCACCACATCGAATATCCACAGGAACTCATTGAGCCAGTTCATGGTCGTGCGGATGCAGGGTTCCGTGGCACGATCGACATTGGCGGCTTGCTTGACCATGCGCTTGAGAAGCTGGGCCGGCTTCATCTCCAGGGACGCGAGGCAGACCCGCGCCCCCTGATCGCCCATCCCGACCAAGCCGTGCGACAGCAATTGCGATTTTCCCGACCCCGCCGGCCCGGTCCAGATTGTCAGCTCGCCAGGACGGAACAGCAGCCGGTCGCCGATTTTGTCATACGGCAATCGATAGCCTTGCGATGCGCCATCGGCGGGCCAGAACAGGCGAATCACGTCATCGGTAAATTCGCCGGCAGAACGCAGCTCGGGCGGGTCGAGCGTCTTGGCATTGGCGAAGCAGGCGCGGATTTCATCAGGCTTCACATCGGCCATGCGGCAGGCGTTGAGATCCTTGTGAGGCAATTTCACCCGGCGGCAGCGATGGCGCCCGAGGCGGTCGGTGATAGCCTGTACGGCCTCTTCGCCGGGTCCGTCCATGTCCAGCGCCAGATAGATTACCTCAAAGCGCGAGAGACGGTCGAAATCACTCTCGATCCATTTTTGCTTGGCCCCACCCCCGCCGCCACGGGGAACGGACAGGGCAGGAAAGCCGTAGTCGAAGGCGGTCATGGCGTCGATCTCGCCCTCGGTGATCGTGACTTCCCGAGCATTGGGCTCGATCACCGGCCAGCCGAACAGGATGTCTTCGCAACCTGCCTCAGAGGTGACCTCATGGTGGCCCTTCTGGTCGCGATCGATCCCGATGTATTTCACCAGGATCAATTCACTACCCAGCAGGTAGGGGAAAACCATGGTGCGATTGCGTTCCCCAACGTGATAGGCGGCAATCGCCCTTTCGGAAAGCTTTCGCTCCTGAATCAAGTAGTCCTTCACGGCAGATTTTGGCGCAGAGCATTTCGGGCGCTCGGGGCGGCGGTATTGCCGCGCCGGCTTGTCGAAGGTCGGCTGTTCCATGCCGAGCTGGGCGCGGATCTGGTCGAGGGCCGGGCCGAGATCAACCCGCCGCACCGCGCACCAGAGATCGATCAGATCGCCACCCTCGCCGCCCTCGGCGAAATCTGTCCACACTCCCGCTTTGGCGCCCGATACGCAGACCTTGAGGCTCTTGCCGGGCTCACCCTGCACTGAGCCAACGCACCATTCACGGCCGTCGAGAATCCCATTCGGCAGAAGGCACTCGGCGATTTCCTTAGCCTTGGCGGCCAGTGACCGCTTGATGATCGTGATGTCGCTCAATCCAGCACCCCCCTCAAAGCGGCGGCGCTCCTGATCCCGGCGAGGATTTCCTCGGCGGTTTCCTCCGGCTCACCGGCAATGACGCGGCCGATGTATTCTCGCGGCCGGTCCTTTTCCGCCGCCATCTCCAGCACCCGCATGACCCTGCCGTCATCGCCAAACTTCTGGCGCAGCTTGGTTACTTGGCCCCCACCCTTCTCGCCAAGCAGCTCTCGACCTTTCCGGTAAAGCTGAGCGTCCAATGGCGCAGCGGCGCCAGTCTCTGAGGGTTTACCCGAAGAGACTGAATCTACCTCTGACTCTGTCTCTGTATCTGGGGGCGTTTCAGGTTTTGTTTCCGGCGTTTCATGAAACGTTTCATCGTCGTTTCCTGAAGCTGCCCTTTTGCGTTCCCTGTGCTGTTTCACTCTGCCGGTTGAAACGTCGCTTTTGAATTGATGCTCGTTCCAATCGTGAGGCAGATAACCGTTTTCGGTAGCGGCGATCAGACGGCACGAAACCAACTGGTCGATAGCTTGTCGCGCCGCCTTGTCGGTGATGCGCAGGGCAAACGCAATGTCGGCAATTTCCGGGATTTCCCCGTCTCGGTCGCACGCGAGGCACAAAAGGTTGACCCACACCTTGAACAGGCTATCCGGTAGCCGTTGAGCCTTCGGATTGTTCAGCGTGTGGGCGTACATACGAAACCATTGAGCCATCACGCCGCCCCCTTTGAACCCATGTCGTCATACACGCCAAAGCGCTCATTGCGGGCAGCATCGACGGCGGATTTCAGGATGTGATCGGTGATCTCAGGGACACCCATGCGGTCGCTGCAGACGAGCGCGTTGCCGCACAGGCCGAGGGGATGCGTTCCCCATTCCTCGGGGAGATCTTCGTTCGGGTTCCAGTGGTTCAGAACGAGGCTAGCGCAGCGCCGGCAGCGGTTGATATAGGAGATAGCCGGGCGCGAGAGATTGGTCTGTGGCGCGAAGAAATAACCGTGCTGCTGCGCCGGCTGGCCAACGACGATCCAAACACCCTTCCCGCTCGCCTGGCATAGCAAGCGCGCCTTCTGCATCTCCAGCGGCGTCGGATTGATGCCCTTGACCTCCACATAGATCCCCCAGCTATGCACCAGGAAGTCGGGAAGGTAGCGCACGGCACCGAGGTCGTATCCCTCGGGCTCCCATTCGAACGACAGCTTGAGGTGGGTGAAAAACACCGCCCAGCGCGCCTCGGTGCGGCTGCGATAGCGCACACCGTTGTACAGCGTCGGAATGGCCACGGGAACGCTTTGGACAATCTTCTGCGCCGACTCGCCCATGGATGCGAATGTGTCGTCGCTCATGAGGTCTGGAAGCACCCCGGCGATCTCCGCCAGCTTTGAGGGATCGACCTTGGGCATCTCTCCCATGGCCTTGAGGCGGTGGAGCTTGGTCATTCGCAGAGTCCGTAAACAGATGAACAAGAAGGCGGAGGGGCGATGCGTAACAGGTCATACTGCTTCCCGCCGCGGCTCGTCATGGCCCAATCCACGCGACCGTCGATGTTCCAACGGTCGAATATCTCCTCCGGCGTAAGAGAGAGGTCGGCTCCATCGGCGTAGAAGAACGTCGAGAAGCCGAGCTTGCAGCACTGGCTGACGATCGTTTCCCAATAGCGTATGCGCTTGACCTCTTCGGGAAAGCGCCGCGCGATAATGGCCAGCTCGTCCTTGGTGCAGTTGATGCAGGGGAAGCACCCGACACGGCTGCATCCCATCAGATACAGCGGATTGATCGGGATGCCTCTGATCTTCGACTCGGAAAAAACCTCGGCGGCGGTGAGGTGGACAATCGGACGGACTATTTCCCAACCTTCGGCCGAGAACTCCCGCTCCAGTGCATCGCGCCGGTTATCGCTTTCATCGCGTCGAACACCGCGCCAGGATTCGACCCGATACCCTTCGGCCATGACATCCATGGTGAACTGGTCGAGGGGATAGCGTTTCAGTTCCTGGGTGCAGAATTGCGCCAACCGGCTGGGAAAACGTCCCTTCCAAAGACACAGGTCGAGGAAGGGATTTCCCATCGGCTGAAGGACTTCAAGCGCGCGTTCGACTATGTGGGCCGGCACACCTTTCTCGGGCCACTTTTGGGCGACATAGAGACGCTTCGCGGCAATTCGGCCAGAGAAGTCGGGGCGGATGATTTCGATTGGCGCTCCAAGAAAGTCCTGCAGAGGACCGCGCACAAACTGCATCGTCATGTCGCTCTCGTTTCCCGTGTCGCACATCACGAAGCGGCAATTCTCGACGCCGTGTTGCTCCTTGGCTTTGTCAGCGGTCAGGGCGCTATCCTTGCCACCCGAGACCGAGACGACGGCGATGGTTGGTTTGCTCATACCCGCACCTCAACGATCTTCGCGCCGGGATGGAGCGCGGATACCGCCTCAACCTCGATGACACAGCCCTCGATGTCCCCGGCCTGGATTGACAGCGCGCAGACCTGCTTATCGTCGGCGTAGACGCCGTGCGTGGTCAGCAGGTCCAGCAGGGCCTTGCACTTGTTGTCGATGTCGCCACGGCGCTTGAGGATGATATTGACGCGCACGTCTCCGGTGATGGTCTTGTGACCACGGAGATGCGGGGCGAGCGCCCAGCCAGCCTCTGCTTGCCAGGCCTTGTAGCGCTTGGTCTTCACACGGCCTACGCCAGGGACGTTGCGGTATAGGGCGTTGACGGAGGGTGGGAGAATGGGGAGCGAGAGGGTGATCATGCCGCCACCTTCCCGCTCTCGATGGCTTCGCGATTGCGCTCGTAGAACTCGGCCAAGATGTCACCGGTCAGGCGGATAGACGCTGCCCTGCTTTCGGCCTTACGGATGCCATGACGGCGGATAAAGGCGGCGATTATGTCGGCATTGGCTAGCGTCATACTGCCGGGTCTTGGAAATGCGGCGCTCATAGCTGCCCCCGAAATGTGTCTCTCAACCTTTGTGGCCCAGGACGGTTGTCACGCCGTCTCTGGGCCTGTTGCGGAAAGGATGTATCGCCTATCGACCGTCCCCAACGGTGCGGCGCGGGCGTTTGCGCGTCATGAAGATCTGATCGTGATGGTTTGCATGCGCGCCTCCTGTTCTCTGCCCAGTGCCGCTGGGCGCGGTGTTCGAGAGGACGCCGATCGCTACCGCACGACCGGCGTCCCGGCTCCCTGGGCTGCTGCGACGCTTTTCCATGGATCGCAGCAGTTGGGCGCACTCAGATTCGCTTATGCTTCACCTCGGACCAGAGCCCCAATCCCTGCCACACGAACAGGCCGGCGAAGGTCACAGCCAAGGCCCCGGTGAGGGGATCAGAGAGGAAGCCGCAGCAGGCGTTGAGGAAGGCGTTCATGATTAGCGCCCCGCCCGGCGCCGCGCCTCGGAAGGCTCGGCGATGTGACAGGACAGATCGGCAATGGCTCGATCGCGGGCGCGCTTCCTCTCCTCGGCCGCAACGACATAATCGTGCATCTTGAGGACGCGGCGTTCCGGCTCGGGCTCCTCGGGAGCGGTGACGTGTTTCTGCTCGCAGAGATAGGGCGATTTCGGGTTTAGCTGCCAAACACCACGCTCGACATGATGGGCCGATTCGGCGTCTCGCATCATGCGCAGATAGGAGAGGGCCGAGAGCTTGGACCGGCCAAGCAGTTCGGCGGCGTCCTCCGTGAGGAAGGCCTCGGCGCCGAAGGTCACATGCAGCGCACGAAGCATATCGATTGTTTGGGCCGAGAGTTTGCCGGTCTCGTTGTGTCCGAATGCCATGGTGTCACCTGCACAGAATCTGGAGGATGGCGTCATGCCGGATGGCGTGAGCCTGATAGGCAGATCCCCGGCGGTCGTAGCGCTTGGCGCGAGGCTGGGCGAGCGGGGCCAGGATCGATTGCAGCTCGGCAATTGGATCGGCCTGGAGCGCCTTACGCTGCTCGCGCTGGAGGCCGATCATCTGGGAGACGAGGCGGCGCTCGTCGGCAGTGGCGGAGATCATGGTCATTCCCTCCTCAGTGAAATCGCAGGACGACATAGGCGCCGATCAAGGCAGGCCACAGATAGGCGGTCGCAAGGCCACAAACGAATGCGATACAAGCTTTCATTTGCCCCTCCTTCGTCTGCGCCGCGCCCAGAACTCAGCCCTGGCGCGGTGGTATGCGGCTCTGTCCATCATCTCTTCCGCATCGAGCAGCAGATCGGTCGATAAGCGCCTGTGGTAAGCTTCCAGCCATCGACAGATCAGGTCGAACATGGGTCAGTTCCTCGCGGATGCGGGCCTCTACGCGCGCCTGCAAGATGCGGAGCTGTTCGAGGTCTTCGTCTAGGGTGGTGTCGGCGGGAATGATCGCCTCGCGCAGCAATGTGCGCAGGGTGCGATAGCGCGGGTTCTTCGCCAGCTCGGCGGCGGAGGATGCGCTTAGTTCCGTGGTTGCCGACAGGTAATTACGGGCGGTGTTCTCGTGGCATCCGAGATCGCCAGCGATGATTGCGGCCGGCTTACGGAGTCCCCTGAGGTCTTCCGACAGCGCGCGGGCAATCGCCACCTTAAGATTTCCAAGTTTTTGTAACGGACGCCAAGTTTTCTTGACTTGGTTGTCACCAGACATGTGAAGTTCTCCCTGATAGGGTCTACCTATCAACGAGGGAGCTTCCTCATGTTTACTTGCATGACCGACCGCGATAACCCCAGCGCCCGCGCTAACGGGACTGGGCAGAGCAGACACCGAATTGTGTCGCTCGGAGACGCGGTGGCCGCTCTCTTGAAAAGGATGCAGGACGACCGCGCGGCGCAAGCGAATGCGCCTGACAGCGGACGGGTGGATGTCGTTGAGTGCTGCGGCTGAAGCAGTCATCGCGGCGACTCCGAGATTAGTTCCACGCTCTTTGCGGTTGATTCAGATTTGTCACCGGCAAGGGCAAATTTTTTTATCCCCACAGACGCAAAGGCGCGCTCCGCACGAGCGAGCTGCGAATCAGCTATATCGATGAGATCGAGGATAGCGCGCGGCTGTATCGGCGCGTCTCCGCTGCCGAAGGGGCTAAAGCCGTCATCGTGGGGCGCACTCATGCGTTTCCCCCATCTTTCGGAAAGAAATCCTGCGGCTCCAGCTTCCCCCTACCTTTGTCGAGGATCACTGGCTGATAACGCGCGGGTATGATTCCGCCGGTACCGCCACGCGCCTTTTCCCAGGTCCAGCGGTAAACTGTGGCCAGAGATACATCGCACCAGTCCGCGACTATGCGATGACCGCCGGCCTTATCGATGACGTGATGGGCTACATTGCTCATACCGCTAAATTAACGATATTCGATAATTTTAGCAAGCCGGAATTTATCGAATATCGACAACGACACTGGAGCGGTAATTGCCGATAATTACCAAATGCTTAAGAACCAATGGTTGAAGGACAGACTCAAGGTTCTCCAACGCACAGGGGGCGATTTAGCCGTCCATATGGGTTGGGCGCGGCGCAATACCGTTACGGACCTTTTCAAAGGCGAACGTAAGGTAAAGACCTACGAACTGACCAAGCTGGCCGAATTTCTGCAGATGCCCGAAAAAGATGTCATGCGTCTTTTAGACGTAGAGACAGGCGCCGAAACCACGAAATCAATCGCGCTTCAAATGGCCGAGATCGTCGCATCTCTTCCGGTACAGGATCAGTTAGACGCCTTGGAGCTAGTCAGGGTGATCGCGAATAGGGCTGAGCGGAAACCCAAAGACTCTTGATCGCGGCAAGGGCGTCTAATTGCGTCGCCTCGTCCATATTGGACGCTAGAAGGAATATCTCTCTTACAATTTCTAACGATTTACCGCCCCCATCTCGGGACTGTATATGCGCCGTGACTGCGCTATATTTAATCGTGCGGTCGTTCGGCGTTTCCTTTCCAGACATTTTGTCCTCTCCCTTAGGAATCGCCGCCTGGCGACCGATCCTCTGCGCGCGCAGAGAGGGCGGCCGCCGAAAGGCGGGGTGACTTCGAAGGGGAAGTTACAGGAGCAGGAGGTCGGATCTCCTGACTCCCCGTCCAGCGCGGACCTGACAACGGGAAGAGCAGCAATCGTTGCATATTATTGCGAGAAGTCTGTGACCTACCTCACAGTTTAAAACGTGCGTATATGATTTATGTCAAATGACATAAACATGAGGCGGGCATGGCCGGTTACAACGCAGAGACCATCATTCGCGAGCTGGCGAATACCGTAATCGAGTTGAGGGCGGCGCAATTCATATCGCAGGGTACGTCAGCCGATCTCGCGCGGGTCGGCGCCACCTTTGAGGTGGAGGCCTATTTGAAAAGCAAGGGCTTCCGAATTGAGGAACACCCGCGCATCTCTGGCGAAAGGTCAATTCGCATCACTGGCGGCCTTTCTGGAAAGCCGATCGACTAAGCCTCTTGACCCCAAGGAATGCCCATCCATCAGCCGGCCTTGTGCCGGCTTTCTTTTTGTCCGGCGCCAGGTCCATGACAGCAAGACGACAAGCCCGTGTATAAAAAATAACGAAAATCGATAAATTTCCCCTTGCACAGTTTTAGCGTTTTTCGATAATATCTCCTGGTCAACGCCGCTCCCCCGGCGCTGACGGCCCCCACCGGGACCGCTGCGCCTCTCCTCCCCCATAGCAGCGGTCCCGGTCTTGGCAAGGAGTAGGTTAGATGGCCCATTACGCCACAGACGAAATTGACGCCGCCCAGGAAGACCTTTTCACCGTCGAGGTGATGAAGGAAGCGATCGCGCGCCTGAAGTTGACGCTGCAGATCCGGGGCGCGGAGCTAAACAAGAATGCCGAGCTGGTCACCGAGCTGTGCCAGATGTTCGACGACGCGGTGCACGACACGATCGACAGCATCGTCACGCTGGCCAAGGACGTGGGCGCCGAGCATAGCCGCGACCATCTGGTCATCACTGCGGCTGACCGCGAGATCGGGAGGGCGGCATGACCGCCACCATTCACCCCCACACCGCCCTGTCTTGCCTCGCCTACAGCTATTGGAAGGCCAGCCTGACGGTGCGTGACCGCCTTCCCGAAGAGGGCGGGGAGATCCCGACCATCTCGGACGTGCGGGACTGTCAGGAGTTCCTGATCGGCTCTGCCCTGAAGCCGCACTATCCCGAGACGATCCGATCCCGCTGCCAGAAGGAAGCGGAGGCCCATGGGTGGCTGCGGTTCTCCCAGGATGTGCAATCTCCTTGCGATGGAGGGTCGGTAGCATGAGCGCGCTCTCGATCGAGGTTCGGACCCAGCTTGTCGCCGCGTCGATCTTCGAGACCACCAAAGCCACCGGCAGGCGCAACGCCTCCCCAGCCTTCGGCCTCACCGCCGGCCTTGTGCTGGTCGGGATGATCATCTTGGCGCTGCTGTCATGACCGCCACCGACGAACTGGCCGAGCTGGTCGATTACCACCTCCGCCTTGGCTACGAGACCAGCGAGGCCATTCGCCTTGCCCACCGTGAACTGTACGGCGCTCCCCAGGAAGGGCGGCGCGAGAAGGAGAGCGGCGATGAATGCCGTAGCACCGAAAGCAACTGAAGGCGAACTTCTGGCACCGGGCGCTGAGCCCGCGGCGCCCCCGTCGACCCCCATGGCAATGCTCGCCATTGCTTTGGAAAAGGGGGCGTCCGTCGAGACGATGGAGAAGCTTCTGGCCCTGCAAGAGCGCTGGCAGGCTGGCGAGGCAAAGAAAGCCTATGTCGAGGCCATGGCTGCGTTCAAGCGCAACCCGCCCAGTATCTACAAGAATAAGGGCGTTTCCTACGGTAACACCAACTACCGGCACGCCACCCTTGACAATGTGGTGGACGTGGTCGGTGCTTCACTATCCGAGCACGGGCTTTCCCATTCCTGGAGAACCGAGCAGACCGACACCGGAGCGATCCGCGTCACCTGCACGCTGACGCACCTCCTCGGTCACTCGGAAAGCACCTCCCTGGTCGGCCCTCCTGACCAGAGTGGACAGAAGAACAGCATTCAGGCCATTGGCTCAACCCAATCCTACCTCTGCCGCTACACCCTGCTCGCCATCACCGGCTTGGCCACGTCCGACATGGACGATGACGGCAAGCGCGGTGCGGACGAAGAAGGGTTCATCACAGACCAGCAACGCAAGGAGCTGGAGACGATGATGGAGGCTGGAAACGTCGATAAGGCGTCATTCTGCCAGTACTTCAATATCCCGTCTTTGGCTGAATTGCCGGCGAAGGGGTACGGGGCCGCAAAGACCGCCATCACCAAGCGGAGTCGCTCCAATGTATGACGTCGAACTAGTGCAGGGGTCTCCCGAATGGCGTGCGGCGCGAGTGGGTAGCCTCGGTGCCTCCCGTGTTGTGGATGCCATCACCAAGACTAAAACCGGCTGGGGCGCCTCCCGCAAGAACCTTTTGGCTGATCTTGTGGCGGAGCGACTCACCGGCCAACCGGCAGACAAGTTTACCAATGCTGCGATGCAGTGGGGAACCGAGACCGAGCCCCAGGCCCGCGCCGCCTACTGTTTCTATCACGGGCAGGAGGTGCGCCAGGTCGGGCTCATCCGCCACCCTATCATCGCCGGGACTCACGCCTCCCCGGATGGTCTTGTCGGGGACGATGGTCTGATAGAGATCAAGTGCCCCAACACCGCAACTCACATCGAAACGCTTATCAGCAAAGGCGCATCGGTGGACGGGAAATATTTCACGCAGATGCAATGGCAAATGGCCTGCACAGGCCGCCAGTGGTGCGACTTCGTGAGCTTCGATCCTCGTATGCCGGAGCAACTCCGTCTCTTTGTGATGCGAGTTGAGCGCAATCCAGAGCGCATCGCTGAACTGCACGATCTTGTTTCCGAGTTCCTGGCGGAAGTCGAAGCCACCACGGCGGCGCTTGAAAGGATTGCTGCGTGATGCCTCTTCCAGCCCGCATCAAACGCGCCGTCCCGGGAAAATCCGTGGTGAAGGCCGAAGAGAAGGAGAGGCGCGAGGCCCGCTCGCACGTCGAGCTGGTCAAGATGCTTCCCTGCGCGGCCACGCTCAAGCATGGCCCCTCGGACCCACACCATCTTATGCGCGTCGGCCCCGGAGAGCGCGGCATGTCGCTCACCACGGCAGGGCGCTGGACGATCCCGCTATGCCGCCGGGTACACATGGAGATCACTCCGCACGGAGACCCTGAAGCGGTCCTTATGGAGCGCTACGGGATCCCAGCCCGCGAACTGGCCGAGGCGCTGTGGAGCGTGAGCCCCGACGTGGAAGCGATGCTTCGAATCGTCCAGCGCCATCACTGGGATGCCCAGATCATTCTCAGGAGGGCAATTCTAGCATGAGCGACATTCCCGCGCCTCCCATGCCGTTCCTTTGGGATGGAGAATCAATGGTTCCTCCATCCCGCCTGGGCAAGCTCTGCGACAAGCATTTCGTGATCGGCCAGACCTATACGCTGGTCGAACATCAGGACCGTTCCGTCCGCTCGCATCAGCATTATTTCGCCTCGATCAATGAGGCTTGGCAGAACTTGCCAGAGGATCTCGTCGAGCGCTTCCCCACGGCTGAGCATCTGCGCAAATACGCGCTCATCCGCGCCGGATTCGCTGACAGTCGCCAGCTCGTCGCATCGTCGAAAGCCGAGGCGCTGCGAATCGCCGCCTTCACCAAGCCCTGCGATGAATACGCAGTCGTGACCGTCAAGGACTGCGTGGTGACGATCTGGACCGCCCGCAGCCAGTCTATGAGGGCCATGGGAAAGCAGGACTTCCAGAGGTCCAAAGATGCCGTTCTGGAGGTGTTGGCGCAGATCGTCGGCGTTACCCCGGCATCGCTTCAACAGAATGCTCAGGAGAGAGCAGCATGACCGGTCCGACCTACGATCCCGACATCAGCCTGACCGACAATCTCGCCGCCAACGGCTACGGCCACCGGGAGAGAGAGATCTATAACCACCGCCAGGTCTATGACCTCGCGACCGGCCATGTGGTCGGGGACATGGATTGCGTCGCCTGCGAGAGCTGGCTCAAGGAGCGAGTGCGGGCGGCGGAAGAGAGGGAGACAGCAGCATGACCCGCCACATCCTCTTCACCGAAGACCACGAGGCGCTGCTTCTGGCGCTGGCCGAAGAGGTCGGGGTGCTTCTGGAAAACGCTGGTCGCAATCTATCTGCAGAGGGAATGCACGATCTGGCGGAAACGGTTCGCGCGATTTCCGATGAGCAACCCGCCGAGCCGGTGAAGTCGTGCGAGACGTGTTTCTTCGCTACCTATGACGGGACCTGTAGACCGTGCAGCGCCTGCCAAGGGTGGCTGAACGGCGAATACCGTTCGTGGAAACCTAAGACCTCCGCCGATCCTGCCGTCACGCTGTCCTCTGGACCTCCCCTCACAAAGCCGTGGCCGCCCGAGAAGGTGGAAGAACTTGATGCGGTGCTGAATAGGGTTCTGGACCGACCATCCGTCGATCCTGAAGAGGAAAAGCCATGTCCGCACTGCGGAGGATACTGCGGTATCCACACAGAGGATTGCGAAGACAAGGCCCGGCTGAACAAGGCTGCACGGGAGTGGCTTGAATGGAGGACAGACCACGGCGGCTTCAGGCAATGGGATGGGGTGTCGATAGACGCGATCGCCAGACACCTCCTCACTCTCCTTCCGGGAGAAGCGCCATGACGATAGACAAGGAAGCGCTGCGGAAGCTGGCCGAGGCGGCGACGCCGCAAGATTTCGACAGCGCCGAAATCAAGATCGAGGAGGGCTGGTACGAGTGCCAACATTGCAACGGCCAGGGCGAAATCCAGGCCGATGATTATTGCAACTATGATGGCGTGGCGCAGGGTGTCCTGTTCTATGGAATCGGGAATGAATTCGGGGCATCCGAGGCGTATTACCGGGCTGCTAAGCCCGCGACCATCCTCTTCCTCCTCTCCGAACTCGACGCCAAGGAGCAATGGGCGTCCGAAGTGATCGAAGCCGTAGCCGCACACGTATGCTGCGATGTCTCAGATTTCGGAAACGAAGTGCTTGCTGCCGACATCCGCGCGGCACTGGTCGAACACAATGCGGCATGGGACGCCGAGACTAACCGCTTAAAAAATGCGCTGGCCAACCTCGACGCCAAGGACGCGGAGATCGCCCGGCTGCGGGAGGCGCTGGAAAAGCTGGCCAGCTGGGATGATGCTGGCGGCAACAAGTACCTGGAGACTTTCGGCTCCTACGCAGCGTTCGACGAGCCTAATGCAGCCCAGATCTCCCGCGCCGCCCTCTCACAGAAGGACGCAAGCCATGAGTGACATCGCCGCGAACCTGCGGGCATGGGGCGAGAACGACCCGGACCCGGAATTCTTCGATGGCGATGTGCTGATGTCGGTTCTCGCGGCGTGCCGCGAAGGCGCCGACGAGATCGATGCCCTGCAATCCGCCCTCCGAGACGCCTGGAAGATCATCCCCAATGACCTTGTAGGACCATGGGGAATGGTGCATGCCGATGTTCTGCGCAGGCTAGCCATCGATGATCTGAGCAAGGAGCCAAGCCGTGGCTGACGTTTATGCCACTTCCCGAGCCGCCGAAGGTGACGCCATGACCAAACTTGCATCTGGATACGCCGAATGGCACCGGGGCGATGAGCCTGAAGAGATTTCTTACCAGGAGCCGGAAATGGTCAACCGCCGACGCCCGATGATCGGCAAAGAGGCGCACAACCTCCCTGCCCTGCAGCAACATCCCGCCGACCAAAAGGGCTCGATCGACCGCGATATCCTCGGCCCCCCTCAGCGCGTCGAGATACCTTGGGCCACCCTCACCGCCTCCGAGGTTCGCGCCTTGGCCAAGGACATGCTGGAGGCCTGGTCGACAGTAGAGGCCCTCACCCACAGAGAAGATCTTACGCCGCGCCAAATGCTTTTCCGCTGCAAGGCCGCCCTCAATGTGGGGATGGGAAGACTTCCCAAGAGAAGCGGCGGTCGCCCTCAAAAAAGGCGTTGAATAGCTGTGAGTTTCTGATAATATTCTTGACACAACATCGAGCGTTTCCAACGAATTCCACTCGATTATACATTATGCGACAGATATAAACGAAAGAATGTTGCGCAATTACCCCTTGACATAGACGTTCTGCGGCATTGCGCGTGTAATTTTCTTTCGTTTCGAGTTTTCCCGGCTTTACCCACTGCGTTACCCACAGGTCTATACACTCCATACGCAGTAGGTACGCAACCAAAACGGGTTAACTGCCGCATGATCTGCAATCAGTGAAATTCTTGTCAAGCGCTCTCTTCGATTGGAGCGCTTCTCATGTCCGTCACTACCGCCATTATCACCGTAGGCTCCGAGTCCGGAACCTGCTTTGCCCTCTCCTCCACCATCCTCGCCACTGCTGGCCATGTCGCCCAGGCTGAGGGTGATCACGCGACCGTCGATGTCGGTGGAATCTTGCTGTCCGGTACGGTGATCTACGTCGATCCCCTCTCGCCCCAAGGAACCAAGGAGAGCGCCAGCCAGGTCCCGCACGATCTCGGCCTGATCAGGCTAGACGCCCCGACTACGCTGCTGACGCCTCTCCATATGGCGCACAGCCTGATCGACGGCTCGACCGTGACCGTCGATGGCTACCCCTCCTCCACCCTGTTCGGCTTCCTCACCGGCACCCAGGTCCATACCGTCATCACAGCAACCGCCCAGGTGGTGACCAATTTCCCTGGCGTTGCGGTCGACGATCACGCGCTGGTGCAGGGCGCGTCTGGCTCTCCGGTCCTCAATGCTCAGGGCGATGTCGTCGGGATCGTGAGCGGCCTCTCGGGATCGACCCAATACATCACGGAAATGACCCCGCATGTCGAGATGGCGATCGACGCTACGCTGCTAGGCATCAATCCGGTGACGACGGCTCTCCTGGCGGAGTTAGCGTGATGCGCGCCGCCATTCTGATCTTGGCCGCGCTGTCCGCTCCTGCGATGGCCGCCGAGGATAATTCCGGCTTCATCTCCATTTCGCAATGGCCTAACACTTTCCTGATTTCACCTCAGAACGCCAATAAGCTGTCACTTATCTTGGCGAACGGAGAAGTCTTTGAGGTCCGGCCAGACAACCGAGTCTTCGTCAACACTGAGCGCGCGCAAGCTTTCTTGAGGCTCTGTGACGATAGGCTCGGGCATCCGCTGACGGCGCAAGATCCAACTACGTGTGCCATTGTCAGAGCGATCCTGGCGATGAAAGACGGCAAGTGGGAGGCGCTTCCGTGACCAAGCGCAAGAAGCCTACCACCCCGCTACAGCCGCCGAAGAAAGAGCCGATCCCTAACCTGGAGGCCGGCACCAAGGAGGGGCTCAAGAAGGCCATCGACGACCTTATTAAGAATGGGGTGAAGGACTGAGCCAGCTCTAGACTCGCCCGCGCCGTTCCACCTATGTTCTCACCATGGGCGGTCGGAAATATAGAACCATCTCGGACCTTCGCGGCGCGTCACTGATCGCGACCTGCGAAGGTTGCGGACATCAGGCGCAGATCGATGGTGGGGTGTTGGTGCTTCAGATCGGCTGCAACCGCCATCTCGATTCCCTGCGGTTCCGCTGCACGGCGTGCGGATCGCGCGAGGTCCGCATCACCCTGGCGCAGCAGCGCGGGCCCTGGGAGCCGGCGATCAAGCGGGACCGATTGTGATCGAGGCCAGAACCTTGACCTCGATGTTCAGCGCCTGCGCCAGGTCGATCGCCTGCGTCCGGGTCAGCATCTGCTTTCCGCTCTCCACATCGACCAGGGCGGCGCGGCTCATGCCGGCGGCGGTCGCGAGCTCGAATAGGGACAGCCCGCGATCAATCCGATAGGCGCGCAAGGGGTTACAGATCATGGATCGCGGCTCATCCACCACTGAAAGTTCCTCGAAAGTCCGTGTCATCTTGCTATTGTTCGCTTCGGAGGGTGAAGCGGCAAGATGTGCAATCACTATCGCAATGACATTCGGAAGCTTGGTCTCGAGCGCGAAATCTACGGGTTCGAGGAATTCTCCGAGCTGCCCCGCGACGTCTATCCGAACCGGCTGGCGCCGGTGGTCGTCCTCGAGGATGGAGCGCCGACCTGGCGGGTGATGCGCTGGGGTTTCCCGAAGCTTGATCGGCCGGGCGCCACCATCAACACGAATTGCCGAAACCCCGCATCGTCCTACTGGAAACCCTGGCTGAAGACTAATCGGTGCCTGGTGCCGTTCTCGGCGTTCGCGGAGCCGCTTCCGGGCATGGGGCGGGCTGAAGCCTGGTTCGCCGGCACAGGCAATGACACCACCATGTTCGCCGGGGTTTGGCGGCCGTGGACCGGGGACAGGGGGACGAAGAAGGAGCCCAACGTCGGCGAGCATCTGCTGTTCGCGTTCCTGACATGCCAGCCCAATGGCGTGGTCGAGCCGATTCACCCCAAAGCGATGCCGGTGATCCTGCCAGATCGCGATGCCTGGGAGGCGTGGCTGACCACAGAGACGCCTATCGCCATGCAGCAGCCGCTCGACGACGACAAGCTGAAGCGGATCGAGCCTGACTGGATCGCCCCCAAAGCTGAGGCGGACCTTTTCGGCTAGGTTCCTACCGGACGGCATTGCAGGCCCGTACATAGGCGGTGCGCATCATCGTGACGCGCCGCCGGCACATCTCGATCATGTGCTTGGCATCTTCGGCTGCGTCCTCGACCTTCACTCGATCCAGGATGGCGATGGCCGCCTCTAGCAGGGCGATGTCGGTCAGCAACGCGCCGACGAACTCGATGGCTTCGGTCTTTTCGCTCTTCGGCATGGCGATGTCTCCGGGAAGACAATCGCGGGGAGATGAGGAGGGTTCCGGGATCGTCTCCTATTCAGGCCGCTTCATTAGCAGCGGCAGTTACCGGATCGGCGCCCTCAAACACTACCGCGACGCGGTTGATTACCGTCGTGAAGGAGGGCATTTCCAGTTCAAGAATTTCCCACCGGTCAATGGGGCCGGTCGGGCGGTGCGCCTCGGGGATCTTAGCGAGGATCTCATCCGTCAGCGGCTTGAGCACTCGGCGGCGCTGGACAAAGGTGCCGCGCTTAAAAAACGACGGGTAGTCGTTAAAGTTGATGCCTTTCTGAAAAAGCATCTCCTGCATTTCTCTGCCAGATTTGCGGTGCAGCGCAGTTGCGGAGTAAACCGATCGCGCCGCCATAGAGATAGCGTTCTTGGTCGCGTCTCGCTCACGCCAAAGGATTGCGTTCGTAGCTTCCTCGCGGTTGGGCAATTCAAAGACACGCGCGTCGAAGGTCGGCAACTGGCGCATTACCTTTTCCGGCCAGTGAGCCAGCGCCGCTGACATGAATTTTGCCGTCGCCATGGAGGCCAGCAGCGATGTCAGTTTGAATACCTTGCCATCGAACAGCATTTCAGTCTTGGTGTCAGGCATCTGCCACACAAGCGATATCTCGTCGCTTTGGCAAAACCCGATCAGGGCTCCGGTTTCCTTGACCAGATGCTTCGTCGTCTCGATTAGGCAACGTGTCAACCGCACATCGTAGGGACGCTCCATCCCGCGCGTGAACGCGGAGAAGCATCGGCCGTCAATGCGGGCGTAGACCGGCGCCAACGGCAGGAACTTTCGCGCGGTCTCGCGCCGCTCGTAGTCCTTCATACGGTCGCCAAACAAATCCCCGTTCACGGAAATCCCTCCATTACAGAACTTCGTCGAATGCTTCCGACAGGCGCTCGCGCGTCTCTCCTGGACCGCCCGATTCAAAAACAGACATGGCCGCATCGACCAGCTCGGCGATCTTGGCGGCACGCTCGGCCTTGTTCCGGGCTGCGGCGCGCTCAGATGCCAGTTGGCTTTCCTTGATGCGACGCTCGGCAATGGCCTGATTGACGTCGTCGAGGTGTTTTTGCAATTCAGGGTCCAAACCCATGGCTTCATGCCCTCCTACAGAGACCGCTCGAAAGAGCGGAGAATTTTTCCGGTCTGACCCTCGGGATCGGTTGCGCCCTGCAACTTCAACACGGCGCAGAGGATATCCTGAGACAGGTGCAACCGGGTGATCGGCAGGCGGTCGCCTTCCTGGGTGAGTTGGGCCAACCGTTCGGCCTTCTGGCGCAATTCGCCGACGATTCGATCCTCGTATTCCTCCAGCACGATCAGCCCTCCTCAGGCGGTCGCTGCCGCCCGAAGGCGGAGGCGAGCGATTGTGGCGGTCATGCTGGCGGCGGTGTTCCGCTTGACCAATTCAGCGATGCGCCCATCAGTCTGCTCTTGACCGAGCAAGGCGCAAATTTGGCGAGCGAGGTCCTGCTTGCTCGGGCTCTGCGCTCTGGCGGAACCCCGAGGCCAATTCAGCGAGCGCACATCGGCGACGGCGACTTTTTCCTCCGAAGCGGCGTATCGAGACAGAATCTTGCCATAGCGCCCGCAAACCTGGATTTCGCCAGAAGCTGCGTGTCGTATCCAGTACGGTCCGGGGATAGTCGGCATCAGGGGCTCCTTCGATTACCGGTTCGCCACGTCGATCAGCACGTCAGCATGACATGGCTGATCAAGGGCGCAAAAACAGGCCAGGTCTTTTCCCCGGAGGTCGCGCTGGGCGGCGGCGACCATATCGGGCCGCTCATTCAGCATCAGGCGGTAGCACTCCACGGCATCCTCGACGGTCGGAACCGCGAAACAACCGTGGGCGGCGCCAGAGAATGCCGTCCCGGGCTTGACCTTCTCCGTCACGACGAAAGGATTGCCCCAAAGGCCAGGACGGCAGACTGAAATGGCGCCTTGCGGCATCCGCCAGCCTTTCGTCCGCTTACGCTGAATCCGCTTGGGCAATATCTTCTCCTCAATTGAACCGGCAGGCATTGTCGGCGTTGGTAGTCTTCAGCGCCGTTCCGCCGATGATCTGGTTGACCCTGCCAAATGCAAATTGCACTCGCGGCGGCCACCCCCAGGTGAGGCGCATCGAGAAATCGAAGCCGATCCAGCGCCAGGGTTTGCGGTTCATGCTCTCCTCCTTCAGCGTGTCGCGCTAACGGCAAAAAGAACATCCGCCTTGAGGTCTGCAAGCGCCAAGACCAGTTCGCGCTTGTAGCGGCAATCGGGGAGCGCCCAAAGCGATAAGCGCATCAGTAGATTGGCAATTCGGACTCTTGCAGCGAACATCAAAATCGCTCCCTTACTGCCGTTCGATGCGCCGAAGAGATTTTTCGGCAGCGAGGTCAATTTCC